CCCACCCAAAGTGTTACATAACACCCACCCATATATATAATAGCATGTTTTGTTTAACGCAAACCTCAAAAAACCCGTGTTTATTTTAGTTAACGTTAAACAAAATGAGTTCCCCACTGTGATTAGTGAGGAACTCGTTAGTTTTAGATTGCTACGCTCAACAGATTGCTAATTGCTGCATCTGTCAAACCAATGCTCTTTGCTTGTGATGCAAGTGCATTCTTAGTCTTCAGTCTCAACAAGTCATCAGCATTTGCTGCAGTCATCATGTCATCCTCATTGAGGAAGATGCTGCCTGTTTGAGCACGCTTGAACTTTTCTCCTGTTGGTTGACCACTACCATCAACACTTGAGAATTCACGCTCTACTACCAATGCGTAAAGAGGAAACTTAATTTGTTTCCTGTCTGACAGACCGAGATTTTCCATCTGCCTTGCAGGAACATGAATTCTTTGACCTGCTGCATTGTAACCACTGAAGTTACCTTTTCCTGTGAAATTGCCATCAATGATGGTCACTGTTTGAAAATCGCTCATTTGCTTTTCGATTTAAATTTGTTAAAAAATGATTGACGGGGGGTGTCTCCACTCCCAATCTGTAGATGGGGGTTGCTATGTGGAGTAGCCTCCTCTCCCTTCTACAAGGGGGGTGGGGGGTTTTTAAAAAAAAAAGTTTTTGGTAGCTATTGTAAATGGACATACCTTTGAGGGCGGTGGGTGGGTTATGAATTAAAATAGGTTTATTATGTTAATATTATATGTTGTATTGTTTTTGATTTCTATTGCTGTTGTTTCTGGATATATTGGTTCTAATGAGATGACGATTGAATTAGAGCTTAATACGTTAAAGCATCCGTTTTATAAGCTTGGTATATTTTCTCAGAGATATACATTAGAAGATGGTTCTGTAGAGGATGAGGTTGTTTTGGGATTGTTCTTTGTTAATGTGGTTGTTGTTTTTTGGAAGGATGTGGATAATTCAGACATAATATAGCAATTAGTGTATTAAATAATGTAAGTGGTTATTTGTCAATGATTTAATTCCTCCTATCTTTGTATTAGACATCTAAATATGGAACCAACGGTAAATAAAAGTGTAATTGTTCAGAAGCTTAGGAAAGCTGAAGGAGATGCATTTGATGTTGCTCAGAGGTATTACACGATTATTTCTGCTATTAATGATCTTAAGTTGACAGAGAGAGAACTTCAGTTGACAGCATTTACAGCAGTTAAGGGTAATATTTCTTATTCTAATAATAGGGAAGAGTTCTGTAAGAAGTATAAGAGTTCAGCTCCTACGATTAATAATATGATTAGTAAGCTGAAGAAGATTGGTGTGTTGGTGAAGGATGGGAGTAAGGTGAAGGTCAATCCTATGATTACGCTCAACTTTGAGAACAATATTGTTTTACAGGTAAATGTGAGTCATGGATAAGCCTATGTCAATGTCCGTTAAGGACTACCTCATTAGGATTTTAGCTGTTAAGACAATGACAAGTGAGAAGACTATTGAGGCAATTGTAAATCATCAGTTTCAGGGAGCTAATGAAGCTCTTGCGAATAATTATAGTGTGGAGATTTCTGGGTTTGGGAAGTTTTATTTCAATCACAAGAAAGCTCAAAGGAAGATGGCGAAGATGTTGAGTAAGGCTAATTTGTTCGAAAGACAAATGAATGATGAGGCTCTCTCAGAACAAAAGAGAGCGTCTGCATCTGTAAAGCTGGCAAATACGTTAATAGGTATAGAGACATTAAAACCAAAGATAGATGTTGAACATATCCCAGATTTACGAAGGGTGGAGAAACAAGTTGATTCCTCCGTCTCATTTGAAGGAACAGATTAAGAACATTAGTGAGGAGAGATTGAGTGTTTGTGCTAAGTGTTCTTACCAGTCTGACAATAGGAAGGCTACAGGAAGATATGAAAGCGTTCGTCCAGATTTACATTGTACAAATTGTGGATGTACGCTTTCTGCAAAAACAGCATGTTTGTCTTGCAAGTGTCCAATTGATAAGTGGGAGGCAGTGCTTGGTGAGGAAGAGTTTGATGAAATACACAAAGAATTAGGCAATGACTAATCATATAAAGATTAAGAAGATTCATTTGAATACGTTCATAGAAATTCTTGTGGGTTTATATGATAAGGGTGTGAACTATGTGGACATTATAGGAACAATGGACGATGAACAAGACTCCGTAGGAATTTCCTTCTCTAAGGAATATATGGATGATGAGTATAAAGATAATTTTGACAACATCCCTGAAATTGATAGGGATGACCTAAACCTGTCGGATGATGACGACTTAAACCAACTAATATGAACCCTGTAGTAGAAGCATGGATTGTTATTGAGAAACTTGGAGCTTTGGTGGCCACACCAGGAGTTTCAGAAGAAGTTAAGAAAGCTGCTAATGAGCAGATTGAAAAGCTCCTGAATGATATTGTTGCGCCAAGCTTGTCTGAGCTTGCAGCAAAGAGAGCAGGGATTTTAATAAAATAGAAGTTATGAGCAAGAAGCCAAATTATTATAACCAGGCTATACATGCTCTCCAAGACTTACATAAGCTCTACCCAGAATATAATATGGGTAGACATCTAGCTACAGCACTGGATGGATATGGGGATGTTTGGGGAGTGACAGATAGAGAGCTAGTGTTTGCGTTAAGTAAGTATATAAGCCAGCTTGACATGGACATCCCTAGAACAGATGCAGAAGAGCTTGACAGAATAATTAAAGAAGGAATGGATTTAGATAGTCTATTTAAAGAAGAAGATAATGGCGACTATTAAGAAAACTACATATATTAATACAGAACTTGAGTGGGCTGAAGAGCAACTTAAGAGTTGGAGGGCATATGTTGATGCCAATCCCCTTCATGAGTTGAAGGACAGGATTGAGTGGAAACCTACAGCCAAAGGAGGAATGCTCCCTATGGTGATAGCATCTATAGAAGCTCAGGGTAAGTTTGTTCAGGAAACTATGAAGAACTACCTAGCTCTAGTGGAAGTGGTGGATAAGCTCAGGAAAATGGAAGAAGCTAAGGTGGAGGTGAGAGGAAAGGGAGAACTGTCATCAATGGCAGAAGACTTCCTTAAAAGTAGAGGATAATGATAAACAGCATACAGTCAATAGATTATAAAGATTGGTTCATCAATCAGCCAAGAATTCCAGACAAGGAAAGCTCTGAACATAGAGAGTTTTTTAATTTCCACAAGGACTTATGTTTAAATGGAGCTATGATGAATGGGGTTTATATAAATCCCTTTCTTTATTGGCACCTAAACTTCTGGAATACAGAAGTGGATATTATAGATGAACGTGGACGTATTTCTCAGAAGTATGCAAACCCCTATCTACGTGATAATGAGTGGATTATAACAAATGAGATAGATAGAGCTCAGAACGAAAAGAAAGGACTTGTTATTCTAGGGATAAGACGTTTGGCTAAGTCGGTTATTGAGAGCTCATACATTGCATGGGGAGCTACATTTGATGAGAATTCACAGAATATTATTTCTGGTTTGAATGCTCCAGATATTAAACTAATTACAGATAAAATTGACAAGGGATTAAACTTTCTTCCAGAAGCTTGGAGATGGCAGAGAATTGAGGACAATTGGAAGAATCAAGTGACATTGGGAATCAAAACAAAGGGAGGAGAAAGAATTCCATTTTCCCAGATCCTCATTCGTAACCTTGATGAAGGTAATAATGAAGAAGCAATCGCTGGTACAAAACCACGTAAACTAATTATAGATGAGATTGGTAAAGGAAATTTTCTACGAGGCTTTCAGGCAGCTGTCCCTGGTTTCACCACACCATTTGGATGGGGTTGTTCTCCCATTCTTACAGGTACTGGTGGTGATATGAAGAAATTCATGGATGCCAAGAGTCTTATGTTCGACGTAGATAATTTTAATTTCCTCACTTACAATAATGAGAAAGATGACAAACGAGTGCACGGGTTGTTCATTTCGTATAAATATAGAATGGAAGCCAAAGAGCCTTCAACCCTTGGTGCGTTTCTTGAACAACCAGCTGATAGCGATTTACACAAAATATCTATGTTGGTTAGCAATGAGGAGAAAGCAAAAGAAATAACAACCAACAACTTAGATAGACTAAAGAAGGCTGGAGACAGAATAGCATATCTTAAAGAAAAGATGTACTATCCATTGGAAGTAGATGATATATTCCTTAACGAGGATACTAATATATTTGATATTGAAGCTGCCAAGAGGCAAAAGACTAGGCTTCTTCAAGCTGAGCGTACGGGCACTCCTGTTATTTTATTCAATGACGAGGATAAGATTGGACACAGTTTTACAGATAAGCAAGCAATCAGTAACTTTCCTCTGAAGAATAGTGACTTAAAGGATGCTCCCGTAGTGATATATGAATTTCCTGTAGCAAATCCTCCTTATGGGTTGTATGTAGCAGGAGTGGATCCATATAGACAGGGACAATCAGCATATAGCTCCTCTTTGGGAGCAGTTTATGTTTATAAACGTATGCATGATATTACAGGTGAGAAATATCAGGATATGTTCGTAGCTTCGTATGTGGCTAGACCTGATAAGAAGGAAACGTGGGAAGAACAGGCTAGGCTTCTTATTAAATATTACAATGCTAGAACGCTCTGTGAGAATGATGATATATCATTTATTGAGTATATGAAAGCAAAAGGAGATGCTCACTATCTAGAGAAACAACCTCAGTGGTTGATGGAAATTGTACCTAACACTACGGTGAAACGTGAGTATGGTATCCATAGAAGTTCTCAAAAGATAATTGACTATCTTCATAACTGTTTAAAGAAGTATTTGGAAGAAACTGTGTTAACAGAGAAAGATGATGCTGGTAACATAACTAAACAAATAATGGGGGTGAGTAAGATATTTGATCCTGTTCTTTTGGAAGAGGTGATACAATATAATGATCAGGGTAACTTTGACCGTATTGTAGCAGCAGAACTAGCTATTGCTCAGGCATATAAAATGGATCCTATAATGGGCAGAGTTGGTGGTTCAGGAGATGATAGGGTGAGGGCAATGTTTGCTAACAAGTCAAAAAATACACTGTTCTCTGAATCTAGAGGACTATTTAATACACAAAAAAGAAATAAACTCTTTACATAATGGCAATTATAAGATATACGAAAGATGCTACGATTAGGTATGCCTATCTGAACATATTTCCCGATCAGTTCAAAACTGAAAAAGAGAAGAGAGACGAGAGTTGGATTAAGAACACAATGGATTATTTTGCTAACAAGGCATATGCTGAGTATGTAAAAAATAGGGATACATTTGTTAAAAACTACGATCTTGTCAAGGGCATCCTTAGAATGGAAGACTTCTATCAGGAGCCACAAGTAAAAAGTTTTACAGATATGCTTACGGCTGATTTGAATCTTCCTGCTTATGTAAAACATTATTCAATCATCACTACACCAATTAACGAACTTGTTGGTGAGATATCTAAGCGTCCTGATGCATTTAGAATTAAAGCATTTGATGACGATAGTCAATCTGAAGAGCTTGAGTTTAAAACACAGATTCTCCAAGATTATGTAATGGCTCAGGCAAGACAGAAGATTATGGAAAAGGTTGCCATGTCTGGAGAAGAAGTTGATGACGAACAAGTTCAACAAATGACTTTCGATGAGGTGAAGGATGAGCTTGACAGTTACACTTCTGTAGCTGAAAAGTGGGCAAACCATGTTCTCACCTGTCAGAAAGCAGACTTCAATCTGAAAGAGAAATCAGAAGATGCATTTAGAGACATGCTTATTTCTGCTCGTGAATACTATCACATCTACGAGGATAACTCAAAGGTTGGGTATAACATTGAAGTGGCTAATCCAAAGAACACCTGGTTTTTAACAACACCAGATAGGAAATATATATCTGATCCTACAGGTAGAGCACAAGGTGCTTATGCTGCTGGTACAGTGCAGGTTATGGAACTTTCAGAAATTATTGAGAGTATTCCTGACCTAACCAAAGATGAAATTGACCATTTGAGAAGTTCTCTCCAAGACTATGGACTGATTAATGTCCGTGAATCTAATCTAGGTAATCCGAATGTCAGTCCTGGTATTGACTCAGTTACTTACGATACATTTGATCCACTGGTCCTTCAAACCCGTATGATTATCGAGAGTGAAATGAAGGAGAACAACGATGGTCTTAAAGATTTCTTAGGACTTACATCTAATGTGTCCTCTTTTGGTTACAAGTATGTAGTGGTTAGAACTTATTGGCTTAGTAAAAGAAAAATTGGAAAGTTGATTTATGTAGATGAGATGGGAAATGAACAATCTACCCTTGTTGATGAAAACTACAAATCAGGAACTATTCCTACAGAACAATCTTTGGAATGGGGTTGGATTAATCAGTGGTATCAGGGTACAAAGATTGGACCAGACATCTACCACATCAAACCATTCAATCTTTTGAACTATTGCCCAATTATAGGTATTACTTATGAAGTGAAGAACACTGAGGCTAAGAGTCTGGTTGATCTGATGAAGCCTTTCCAGGTGTTGTATAATGTATGTATGAATCAGCTTTATAAGCTCCTTGAGAAAGAAGTGGGTAAGGTTTATTTGACATCTATCAGGCACGTACCAGTTCCCAAAGATGGAGATGCACAAGATGCTCTTGATATTTGGGAAATGGAAGCTAGGAACAGAGGAGTTGTGTTCATAGATGACTCCCCTGAGAACCTCAAAAGTCCATCTAGCTTCAATCAGTTTAGAGATATTGACCTTACACGTACGCAGGAGATTCAATCTCGTTATCAACTTGCTATGCAATTGAAGAATGAGTGTTGGGAACTTATTGGTATGTCTAGACAAAGGATGGGATCTATATCAGCCAGTGAATCTGCTACAGGTACAAATGCTGCAATCCAACAGAGTTATTCTCAAACAGAACCTCTTTTTGTAGCTCATGAGTATGTACTTGGACAATTGTATCAAGCAGTTATTGATGCTTCTTTGTATGTAGAAAGTAAAAAGCCACAATCCACTCTTTCATATATTACATCTGAAGGAGAGTCTGCATTTGTTCAGGTGAACGGTACAGATCTTAGATTCCGTGACCTCAAAGTGTTTGCTACAAATCGTCCTGAAGATAGAGAGATGTTTAGGGAAATCAGAGGCTTGTCTCAAGCTGTTCTACAGAACGGAGGATCACTCCACGATGTAATAGAGCTCTATTCTACGAACTCAATAAGAGGAATGAAGAAAGTGTTTAAGACATTAAAAGAAAGGCAGGAACAGCTTCAGGATCAACAAATGCAGCAACAGCAGCAACAAATGGAACAACAGCAACAAATTGCTGAAGCCCAATTGGAACAAGCTCAACTTCAAAATGAGCAGAAGATTGCTAATGATAACTATCAAAAAGAACTTGACAGGATTAGTAAGAAAGAGATTGCCATCATCCAAGCTACAGGATTTGGTAAAGTGGAGAGTGAAGATATTAATCAGAATGCAGTTCCAGATGTTCTTGAGATGAGTAGGTTTGCAAGCGAGGAAGCCAAAGCTGCAAAAGACTATCAACTTAAGATGTCTGACATTCAAAATAAGAACAGGCTTGCTGCTGAGAAACTTCAGCTTGAAAGAGAGAAGTTACAGATTGCTAGAGAGAATCAAGCAAACGACTTAGCTGTTGCTAAAGAAAATGCTAAAGGACGAGCTAAAAAATCTAAATAATGTTTGATAGACTTATAGACTTATTACTAGACTGGTGGCACTATGTGTCACCAGCAATCATTATACCAAGCTATGAAGAAGCAGTTCTTCTTAGAAATGGTAAGTTTAGAAAAGTGCTAGGTCCAGGGTTCCACGTGAAACTTCCAATATTTGATGACGTTATATCACAGCATGTGGTAGTAACTACACTCAGTCTTGCTCCACAGTCCTTGTACACACAGGATAAACAGAACATTGTGGTGAAAGGAGTTATTAAATATAAGATATCAGACGTTAAGATATTCCTTTTGGAAGTCTATGATGCACAGGATGCCTTGTCTGACATTACGCAGTCCATTATAAAAAACATCATAATCACTACATCCTTAGAAGAATGTTTAGCTCCAGACATAGATAATGTTCTTACTAAAAAAGTGAGGGTTGAAGCAAAGAAGTGGGGAGTTGATATACAACAAGTGACACTTACAGACATTGCTCCAATCAGAAGTTTTAGGATAATTAATGACTCCATCATAAACAAACTTGATTAGAGTAAAAAATATTAATGCTATATTATCTTCAAAATTGGGGTATATAGTGTTCGTTCTCTTTGCTAATAAATTAAACTACTATACTTTTGTATTGAAAACCAATTAAATAGAACTACATATGGCCGAAAATCTAGATAATCCCCAATTTGGGAACTTCAGTATTCAGGACACCATGGAAATGGGAATGGGCAACACAGATCTATTAAATGATTTGATGGGACCAGAAACCGCTACAGGAAACCCTGATGATATCAAAGATATCAACGAACCAGCTCCTGCTCCTGAAAAGAAGGCTTCAGCAAAAACTGCTGCTGCACCTAAAGAAGAAGAAAAGAAGGAAGAAACTGTTGACATTCAAAGTTTTCTGTACGGAGAAGATACAGAAGAAGATGATGATAATAACGAAACACCTTCTGCTCCTGTTAAGAAAGAAGTTGCTGCTGAAGAAACTAAAGATGGTGAAGAAGCTGAAGAAGAGGTTTCCCAATTCACAGCTCTATCTAGAGACCTTTTCAAACTGGGCGTATTCTCCAAGGATGACGAAGAAGAAGATGTAACAATCTCTACAGCTGAAGAATTCCTTGAAAGATTTAACTCAGAAAAGAAAAAAGGTGCAATTGAGGTGGTTAACAATTTCATTGGACAGTTTGGTGAAGATTACCAACAAGCCTTTGATGCCATCTTTGTAAAGGGTGTTGACCCCAAAGAATATTTCGGTACATATAATCAAATACAGAATTTTTCAGAAATGGATCTGTCACAAGAGAATAATCAAGTGGCAGTTATAAAACAAGCTCTTGAAGATCAGGGCTTTGATCCTGAAGACATCACTACAGAAGTGGAGCGTCTGAAAAACTACGGTGATCTTGAAACTGTTGCAGCAAAACACCACAAGGTGCTAGTAAAAAAAGAGTCAGCTAAGCTGGCTAAAATGGAACAGGAACAAGAAGTACAATTACAACAACAAGCTGCTTATAAACAGCAATATGTAAATAACGTTCAAACTGTTTTGCAAGAGAAACTCAAAGCAAAAGAATTTGACGGGATTCCCATCAATCCCAAACTTGCTGGTGAACTACAAGATTTCCTTCTAGTTGATAAGTACAAAACAAGCTCTGGTGAAAAGCTCACAGACTTTGATCGTACCATCCTAGATCTGAAGCGTCCAGAGAATCATGAAATGAAAGTGAAGGTTGCCCTTCTTCTAAAGATCATTGAAAAAGATCCCACCCTTTCTACGATTCAAAAGACTGGCATCACCAAAAAGTCAAATGAATTGTTTGGTGAAGTTGCTAGACAAGCTAGTAAAGCTTCAGTGAAATCAAGTAAACCTAGTAAGCCAAACTCGTGGTTTATTTAACTTTTTTTTCTATATTAACTTAAAAAGATAACACAAAATGGCAATTCAAACAATCCCAGGGTTAACTGGTTTCACGTATGCTCGTGTTGCTTCTATGGACAAACGTGCCGTAGGTAAGCTCACTGATGCTAACCACCTGGAGAGCTTCCACTCAACTGAGCCTGCTGATTACGACAAGAAAATCATCAGCCTCTACACACAGAGCTCTCTTTACAGCAATGACTTTTTGGACATGATCAACAAGTCTACTCCTTTTTACATCGACAATAACAGCGATGCATGGAAGTGGCAGGTTGCGGTTCCTTACAAGTTCCCTAAAATCATCGACATCCCAAGCTCTACAGCAGAATTGCTTAAGCCTGGTATTGATGGTCAAGAGTTCTCTCTTGTTCTTGATACTAATGAGTTCTCTAAGAATGCTATTATTTCTGTAGGTTCTCGTCAGTATGGTCCTCGTTTCTACGTTATTAAGGATCCAGTTCCTTGGAACATGGGCTACCTTTATTACTTCACTCTCATCACTGATAACCCAACTGTAGACTTCGTAAGCCCAACTTTCCTGCAATACGGAATTGAACTTGAGCTTGTTGATGCTGCTATCGGTGAATTTGATCAAGATCTTTTGGGTCTTCCTCGTTTGGGTGAGCAAATCACTATGTTCGAATCTCTTGGTTCTGCATATGGTTTTGAGCACAAAATCACTGAGTGGGCTGATGACAAAATGATGCGTGATGCTTCTGGCAAACCTTTGGACATTTTGGTTTACGCTCCACAGCGTAGGAACCAACTTCCTTTGACTAGGAATGATGTTAAATGGGAACCATTCATTGAGTTCTGGATGCGTAAGTCTATGCTTGAGTTGAAAGTTAAGCGTATGATTTGGGCTAAGCCTGGTACTGTTAAAACAAATGGTTCTAAGCAAGAATTGAAGCGTACTTCTGCTGGTGTTTATCACAGGATGCGTAACAATGGTAACTTGGTTCAATATAACCGTGGTGAATTTTCTGCTAACCTTATCCGTTCAGTTTTCGGAGATCTGTTCTATCGTAGGGTTGATGTAAAAGACCGTCGTGTTAAAATGTATACAAACGAAGCTGGTTTCGATGTATTCCAGCAAGCTCTTAAGACAGATGCTTTGAATTCTGGCTTGACTTTCATGGCAGATAGCGGTAATCGTTATATGCAAGGAGAAGGACAGCACATCACTTACAACTTTGCATTTGATGCAATGGTTACTCGTGAGACTGGTCGTGTTGAACTGATTCACTTGAAAGAATTGGATCTTCCACAATCTAACCTTGAATTTGGTCAGAACAAGAAATCTACTCCTGTATTTATGGTGTTTGACGTATCTCCAATGAGCGATGGTTCAATGGTGAACAACATCCGTGAAGTAAGGATGAAAGGTGCTCCTTCTATGACTTGGGGTTATATTGACGGAACTCGTCACCACCTTGGTTTTGCTAAGTCTCAGGGTATGAGCTCAGCTAACAAGTTCCCTGGTTATGAGATCTGGATGAAAGACCGTTGTGATGTATTCATTGAAGACTTGTCTCGTACAGTTTTGATTGAAGAGATCCCACAATTCTAAGGATCCACTCTAGGAATAGTATTCCTAGACCCTATACCGAGAAGAGATTGCCCCCCACGTTCCCTGTGGGGGTGCTCTTCTCAAACTACAGAGTGTTGGATTGGGGTGTCTCCCATTCGCTACTCCTTCAGTGGAAGCACTCTGCAACTTAAACTACATATGGGTAAGTGTAAATAGAAAAGTCAACTTTTTATAAACCAAATCAAAACTACATAAAATGGGTAAGACAGGAAAAATTTCCACAATCAAAAGAGATTACAATAGCACACAATTGCAAACAATGCAAAGTGGTCTAGCACAAAGAGGACTTACAAGAATACCTGGTACAGGCGTGTTCAAGTATCCATACAAGGAACTTGATGGTCAGTATAGGACAGGACTTAATCCTGAAGCATCCTACATCCGTAGAATTTCAGATCCTACAGAAAGAGAAATTGAGGTTGAACGAGTTACAGAACTTTGTGAAAAGCTTCAAAATGCTCTTGGAGGAATTGATCTTGGACCACGTTCTAAGTTCTGGAATTATGGACTCTCTACATCTACAGATGATACATTGCATGTACAGCCTGTAAAATTGATAGATGGAGATAACTATTTTGATATCTCTGTTCCTCTTCAAGAACTTGCATTTGCATGGCTTAGAGTTCATCCAACAATTGCTTCTAGCTATCAAGCTTGGGAGCGTGGTGAATTTCCTGCTGACACTCAGTTCTATGTAGCTGATGAAGATATTGAAAATGCTGTAGTGTTCAAAAAGAAACAGCTCATCAATAAGGCTATTGTGAAGTTTGATTCAATGACTCCTGAGAAGAAGAGAAAAGTTGCAAGGTTGTTAGGTCTTCCTGTTACAGATGATTCTAGAGAAGATTCTGTATACAATCAAGTTGATAACGTTCTTAAACAAACAGAATTCAAAAACGGAAAATATCAAGGATTGAATCCAGTTGAGATTTTCAACAGGTTTGCTGACATGAAAGAAAACTTACTCCATATTAAAGATTTGGTAAAGCAAGCTCTGACGCATTCTGTATACAGGCTTAAGCCTAATGGAAAAATTTACGAAGGTGAGTTTGAAGTGGCAAAGGATGAAGAAGATTTGGTAAAATTCCTTGCTGATGATGATAATCAGGATGAACTGCTTACCCTTGAACAAAAACTTAAAAGTAAAAAACTAGCTTCTGTATGATACCTGTAGATAGTTTATTGTATAAAATAGATCAGAAACTAAATAAACTATCAACTAACGAACATCAACAGATAGCATTAGAAGATAAGATTTTAGCTTTGAATGAAGCTCAAATCAAATTGATAAAACAAAAAGTTGATGGTTTCAGTACGGTATCTGGTTTAGGACTTGATTCCTTTAAGAAAAGGTATGAAGATCTTCAAAGTTTGGTGGTGAACTATGCTCACCAACCACTGACGTTAACTTTAAAAAATATACAACTAAATCAGTGGTTTGCATATTTGCATGAGTTAGATCCTAAATACATGTTCTATATTGATAGTTATGTATTGGCTGACAAAGGTAGATGTAAAGATAGAAAGATTTGGATAAACAAAGATCTTGCAAAACATGGTGACTTGTCACTTCTTTTGAATAACGATCATTACAAACCTTCTTTTGAATACCAAGAAACTTTTAACTTTATATCATCTGATGAGATATCAATCTTTACAGATGGTGAATTTACCCCCACAAAAATTTACATATCGTACATGAGGTATCCTCAGTACATCAATAAAGAGGGATACATAATGCTTGATGGTGAACCATCATTCGATCAAGATTGTGAACTAGAACTTTACCTAGAAGATGAACTTCTAGATCTTACAGTTCAAAATCTTGCAATGTACACCGAAAATCAGTCTGCTGTCCAGAATAGTATATATAGGATACAGACAAATGAATAAGTTTTTTAATAATTAAAATAAGCACAAAATGGCTGATTTCTCATTAACTACGCTCTTCGTAGTTCCAGTAGGAAACTCTCTACCTAGCTCTGGTTCTACGCAAGGCCTGTCCGCAGGACAGTTTGGTATCTTTAGAAGTGATTATAGTGTAGCAACTGCTGCTAACATCGCTGCTAAACCATACTTTTATCTCGCTCAAGGTAGAACAAACACTTATCTTCAAGGTTCAAAACGCTCTGACAAAATTGCAGGTTGCGTTGAAGGAACTTGTAAATCCAATGTAACCGAGTGGTATAAAGTGACTGGTTGTCCAACACCTGCTACTCAAGTTACTGATGTTGATGGTTGGAACGTAAAGTGTGGTGACATTGTTACCCTTACACTCCGTGCCCATTCTTCTTATCTGGATACTCTGTATTTCAATGGGTTCACTCGCTCAGTGACTGTTCAAGCTCCTTGCTGTGACTGTGGTGGTGATCCTTGTGAGAACGTTGATGTTCCTGCATTGATTGATCAGTTTATCTTTCAATTGACTTTGCAAGCTCCTGGTAACAACCCAGACAACATCAACTTCAATGATTTCTATCAATTCCAAAGGATTGGTAACGATCAGAATGCTATCCTCCGTATTTCTGGTAAGCCTCTTACCAAGTATGGTCAGCCTTGTGATGTTGCTGCATTCCCTTGGGAGTATGACAGAATGTATTTCCGTACATTTGTATACAGTGGACCAGCTACAACTGCTGACTTTATTGTAGCAGATGCTTGTAACATTGTAGCTAATGCTGAAGTTACTCAACGTGCTTCTTACCCTTCAGGTACTTCTGATGAGATTAAGCAATTGGAGAAAAACTTCTACAGCTATCAAGCTGGTTACCTGAAGCATCTCTATAGGATGGCTGGTTATAACGAAAACTTTGAGTCTTGGGTAACTGACGGTACTACCTACGATACCTTCTACATCAAGTTTAACGAGTATGACAAGTCTGCCTATTCTTGGGGTGATTACATTAAGGAAGATGCAATGGTGATCATTGCTGTTCCTCAGGCACTCACTGCTGCTATTCAAGCGGTTCTTGTAGCAGGTCTTGGTTCTGTAGCTGATGATAATGCTTGTGTAAGCACTACATCTACTACCACCACTGTATGGCCTACAACTTCTACTACTAGCACTTTGATTCCTTAATAGGGTAGTAAGAAACAATATCATATAACCTAAGCCAGAGGGTGAGAGGATTCAATCTCAAATCCTCTGGCTTATTTATTTAAAAAACATGGCGGATCTTAAATTAGACATATTAGTAATCCCTACATACAATATACAAACATTAGGTATTGCTGATGCGTCCACTTATCCAGTGTCCCCTCCTGTATCAGCTCCTACAATAGAAATTGAAGTTCCTGGGTTTGGTCTTGTAAGTCTTCCGTTTAACATCAATGACTTCAATATCTATAATTCTGCTTCATTAGGATTAACAGCTGTTGGGGATCCTTTGCTCCCTCTTCCTGATGGAATATATTACATAAAATATTCCGTAGCTCCTGCATATCTAAACTTTGTACAAAAGACAATAATTCGTGTTGACCATCTCCAAGAAAAATTTGATGATGCATTCATGAGGCTTGATATGATGGAATGTGACATGGCTATAAAAACACAAGCAAAAGTTGACTTGAATAGTATATATTATTTTATTCAGGGATCTATTGCTGCTGCTAATAACTGTGCTGTGGTTACATCAAACAAGTTGTACAATCAGGCAAACAAGATGTTAACCAATTTTATTAAGAACAATTGTAATTGTTACGGAAACAATTACATAAATAATTTTCATTAATATGGCAAATTGTAGAAACTGCGGAATGAAATTTGGATGCGGTTGTCAACTAATCAACGGTCTATGTTCAGCTTGTAATCATGCATTGACTCAAGTAACTCAAAGAATAAAAAATGTTATCACCAAGGCTTACAAATTGCGTTGATTGTTCAACTATAACGTTTCTCTTAGGAGAAATAGATTGTAAGTTGACAGAATTGGCAAACAATGAATATAATAACATTGTTTTCCAACTCAACTATCCTGTGCCTGGAATTGTAATAGGTGACCTCTTAAATTACAAAAGAATATTAACGTTCAAGTTTTGTAATTTGGATTATGCATCAAACTTTTCTGTGGAGCAGATAGCTAGTAAAGTTAAACTTTTAATTAAAAAATAATAACCTAAAATGGCTTGTTCAAATTGCTATAACGGGTGTGCTGAAATTGTTTCAGATAGATGTGTTAGATATACAGGCATTGATGTTCCTCTTCTGGGTATTCAGAATGGTGACTCTTTGTCTTTTATTGAAGCCACTTTGATAGAATTTCTCACATCAACGATTAACGGTGAAGGTGTTAAACCTATCATCGATCAAACAATTATATGTGAAGTGGTAAGTAAATATCTTCCTGATTGTGGAGAACTTACACTAAATGCCTATCTGACAGCTCTAATTAAAGCTGCTTGTGATTTACAAACTCAAGTTACAGTTCTTGATGGAAGAGTTGATGTAATCGAAGCTAGCTATTCAATAGGATGTCTAACTGGTGTAACTTCTACATCTGGAACACATGCTATTCTTCAAGCAGTGATTACAAAACTGTGTGCTTTGGATGTAGCGTTAGCAGCACTTGCTCTTGATGTTGATGTTAACTATGTAAAGCTTTCCGATCTAGACACTTTGATTCAAGCCTATCTTGACAGTACAGGTGGTTCTACACAGTATTATAACAGAATGGTTCCCTACACTGTAGTGGAATATTATGGAGTTCTTTCTAATTTTGATATTACAGGTGCAGGTCTTGGAGATTGGGACAAGATTTATTTGTGTAATGGTCAGAATGGTACACCAGATAAACGCGGTAGGGTTCCTGTTGGAGCTATACAACTTGTTCCTGGAGGTGTTTTAGCAGCTGCTGTTAATCCTGCCACTCCTACTAATCCTAATTATGCACTTGGAGATACGGCATATGGAGCTAACAGTGTAGTTCTTGATGTTACGCAAATTCCTTCACACACTCACACTCTTACAGATCCTGGTCACACACACACGTACGAGGGATCAATTCAACCAGGAGGTGGTGGTGAATCTAGTAGAGATGGTGTTCAAGCAACTTTGACTACTAATTCATCCACTACAGGAATAACTATTGCTTCTGCAGGAGGTGGACTTGGTCACTCTAATATTCAGCCAACACTTGCTTGTTATTACATAATGTATATTCCTTAATCTATTAAATCTACAATAAATGGCTTGTGTACCAGGTTCTCCTTGTAATCCTGTTGTTGTTAACTCTGTCTATCCAAAGAAGTGTAACAATGGCTGGTTTGCTGGATATCCAATAAATTCTAATCTTATTTGCTATAATGGTCCAACTTTACCAAATACAGGTGTAACAACAGGAGATAACTTGAATGTGGTTTTAGAAAAGATTGATAATGAACTTGACCCTGTCACATTGGTTCAGACTATTCTTCAGACTATTTTAACAAACCCTTCATTGAATGTTAGCTTTTGTAATTTAGTAAACAATTGCACATATTATTATACAAGTACAACAACAACCACCACTCTTCCTCTTTAAATAGATATGTAGTAAAATGTTTCGTTAATATTAAAAACCCTGTTTTGTTGGTTTTACAGGGTGTTTCCCCTGCCCTTTCTAGGGTGGGGGTTTTATTTATAATCAATTTGATTACAATAGATAACTTGTTCAGTTAAATAAATTTGGAGAATTTCAAAAACATTTATACCTTTACTGTAATTTTAACCAAATTATTGAGTTATGGTCGGCAACCAACACCTTTTAAATCAGCTTCAAAACATGCTGAATTGGAAAAAGAGCAAGAAGTTTTATGCTGATAAGTTAGGAGTTACGGAAGCTGAGGTGGATGAACTGTTAAAAGAACTTAGAAATAGTACAAGTAGTATAAGTGATGATGCTGAGGCTTCTAGTTACATGACTGAGCTAGAAGATGCAATCATTAAATATCAAGAAGATGTATCTAAAGGAATTGGTGAAGTGGTTTTCAATACTCCAGATGAGATTAAATCTTTGGAAGAACTGATAGAAAAGAGTAAGATTGACACATCTAAATGGGAAATAACTAAATACGTCCAGAACTATTGGGGAAATTCTAAAACTCCTCATTGGCAGGTTAAAGCCTGGATGGCTAAGAAAACTAGTGAGCAACTGTTCCAAGACTCATTTGTTGAGTTTCTCAAAGAGTATCAGCCTAAATGTTCAGAAGTTAAATTGCGTGAACAAAATCCTGATAAGTCTTTAGCATGTTTGATTATCAATAAACAAGACTCCCATCTAAATAAATTTGATGTAGATGGGGACAATGATATAAACAAAAGGTTCTCTAATATTCTAAACAAAGTGGAGATCATTGTGAATCAAGCTAGCTTGTCAAATTACATGGAAAGTGTGATTTACATTATAGGTTCTGATGAATTCAACAGTGAATTTACAGGAACTACAACTAAAGGAACTCCACAACAGAACCTTCTCACCTATCATGATTCTTTCGAGAGGATTTGTAATCATGAGGTAGAAATGATAAAGATGCTTCTTGAGAATGTAGATGATGTACAAGTTGTCTATGTAGCTGGAAATCATGATGAGTTTGTGGGATGGCATATGATTAATTGGTTAAATGCATACTTCAAAAGTAATCTAAGAGTTACATTTGACTGTTCTCCTAGATACAGAAAGTATGTAAGTTATGGAGAAACAGCAATGATGTTTAATCATGGCGATGCTATGAAGCCTGCAAAGCTTGCTAGTGTATTCCCAATAGAATTTAGAGAAGAATGGTCAAACAACAAGAACTTCTATATATTCACTGGAGATAAACATCACGAGCTAAGTATTGACTTTGGTGGAATTAAGTTTTATCAAATACCTGCATTCTCTAATGCTAAGAGTTCTTGGGATGAGAAAAATGGTTACACAATCTCAAGAGCTGAAGTTACAGGATTTCTTATAGATTTTGAACAAGGAATGACAAATATATTCAAACAGTATTTATAATGTCAACATTAAGAAAATTAGTTTCAGACGTACGTTCTATGCATAAGCTGTTGTCTACAGACAACCTTATCACTGACAGAGCTGTGGCTTCTGAAGTCAAAAATAATGCACTCTTGTTAATCAAGAGAGAAACAAATCTCAGAAAGCTTTGGGCTACTGACACTTTGTTTACAACCATTCCTTGTTTGGAAATGGTGGAAGTTCCTATTTCCGAATGTTGTGATTTTGTTGATCCTTGCACTGTTGCAAGAACTAGATACAAACTTCCACGCATAGCTGAAGGTAACTATCAATATATTATTCAAGGTGTTTATTCTATAAATGCTTTAAGTGGAAGAGGAACTAAGTTTAAAGAGATTACAATAAACAGATATGTAAATCTTATAAAACTTCCCATCATAAAGAGAGAAAGTTATTTCTGGATTATGAATGGTTATTTGTACATCAGTAATCCACTTATTCAAGCTATTAGAATTTCAGCTTTGTTTGAACAAGATGTTCCTAATGAGATTATGTTTCCTGAGTGTGGATGTGGTGGTATAGAATATACTGATTCAGAATGGTGTAAAAACCCTCTCGATAAACCTTATGCTCTTCCTGGGTATTTGGAAAAACAAGTTTTGGAACTAACTTCTCAAAAGCTCCTCACTACATATTTTAGACTTAAAACAGATCAAACTTCAGAAGGTGTAGATGGGCAAGCACCTAATTCAACAAATACCCAGTAATGAGAGTAAAGATAGATTGGAGAAGTTCGAGTAAAGATAACTACGTTAGTTTTTGTAAAAAGAACCCATCAATAAAAATATCATTTGATGAATGGAAAAATATCATCTATTCATTCAATGAGTCTTTCAAAAATTACATATTAGAGACAGGCGAGAAAGCAAAACTTCCTTTTGGGTTTGGTGAATTCTCAATCAACAAAAAGAAAAGAAGGAAAAGAAAAGGACTTAATGATGAGTTTGTAAATCTCCCCATTGATTGGCAAAAGACCAAAGAGAAAGGTAAGGTGATTTACAACTTCAACTATCACACTGAGGGATACTTCTTCGGATGGGTTTGGTTTAGAGAAAACGTAAGACTTAAGAATTCAGATCTTTGGTACTTTAAACCATCAAGAACCACATCCAGACTCCTGTCTCATTATATAAAAACTAATGAAAAGTATCAGCACATCTACAGAGAATGGAAAAAATAAACTATGTCATACTATTATAAATATAATTTCACTTCACCAGAAGTTGTCTACTCTACAGTCAAAGAAGAACTTAAGTCTTATTTTGACACAGGTGCTGTAGATGATTTGATGTTTCCTACATATTTGGACAAGTGTTTAAGAAAGCTTGGAAGAACCACATATGTAATTAGTGAACAACCTTTGTATATTGATGATTTTCAAGCAAGGCTTCCAGACAACTTTTATGCTGTAAGAGAAGCTTGGATGTGTACAGAGATTCCTCAATATCCTTACCAGTCAGCCAATTCATTCTATTCTCAGGCTGCTGATGTTACAACTATTCAAGTGAGTCCTGTAATATCTGGAGGACAGCCCTGCACAAATCTTGAATGTACAACAGGATGTCCTGAGTGTATGCCTGAGTTGATACAAGCTGTTTATAAAACAAATAACTCTATAGCCAGATCTTACGAAAGGTCATATTTGTTAAAACCAGGTAATATATCTGCAAGACAAAACTGTAGTGTAGAATATAACAACAACTGGGAATTCTATCAACAGGCACCTCCTCTACGTGAGTTCACTCCAGGATCTGCTGGTTATGATTCATTTGACATTAGAGACAATAAATTTGTAACAAACTTTAGAAACGGAATAGTGCATATGATATTCTACTCTACAGAATATGATGCAGGTGGAAACCAAATGATTCCAGACAACTTCCGTATCAGAGAGTATATTGAAGCATTCATCAAATATAAAGTGTTTGAAACTCTGTCTAATCAAATAAACGATGAGACGTTTAATCAAATACAACAGAAGTTAGGTTATTATAAAAATCTCGCAGATGAGGCATTCATCATGGCAGATATTGAGATTAAGAAGCAGGATGCTTGGACAAAACAAAGGAGAATCAAGAATGACCTGAATAGGTTCAACATGTACGAGTTACCAAACAGAGTATCCAGATATGGTTGGAGACGTAATAATTAACAATGGCTGATCAAAGACAATCAAATATTATTCAAGAGAATAATGTTGCAAGAACAGGGCTGAACATGGATCAAACTTTGAACCAAGTTCAGAAGGGACAACTCACCTATGCCTTGAATGCAGCTGTGGAAAACTATGACTCAAATTCTGTAAACTATCAGAATGAGCCAGGTAATGAACTATGTTTAAACTTTCCTGAAGAATACCATTTGATAGGAACTCATTTTATAAATGAGCAAGCTAAGCATATATTCTTTCTAACCAATCCTAATACAGGAGCTTCTGAGATTGGTTATATGGATAATAATGATTGCATATATCGTAAATTCATTAGTGGGAATTGTCTAAACTTCAACATCAACTATCCAATTCATAAGTCTGTACATAAAATAACAAATTGTACAACAGAGATTTATTGGACAGATGGACTTAATTCTCGTAGGTATATCAACATTGATGATGTCACCAAATCATATAAAATAGAACCTGGCACAGATGTTTGTGACAACAGAACCATACCAGAACTTGATTGTAACAAGTTAAAAATTCAACCAAACTTTAACATCCCAGCACTTGATGTAGTTGATGTTAACAATACAGGAAACTTGACAGCTGGTACATATCAGTTTGCAATACAATACTGTGATGCTGATGGAAATGCTTACACATCATATTATTCTGTAACCAATCCTACACCAATTGCAAATCCTCAAATAATTACACCTGACTTTAACTATCCTGTTGGTAAGGCTATTATATTGGATATTTCAAACATAGACGTGACTGGTTACTTCCAGTATTACAACCTTGCAGTGATAAAAACTGTAAACGCCATCACTTCTGTTGAGCTTGTTGGAACTTATTTTATTGATGACTCCACTAATCAAATAACATACACTGGTCAAAATCAAACACAGATTAGACTCACTGTTGATGATATATTTGAGAAGTTTCCATATTATGACATTGCACAAGACTTGACAGCTGTTCAAGATGTTCTTGTTTGGGACAATCTCACATCCATAGACAGAGTGAATTATCAAAAGATTGCAAGTCAGATAAGTCTTAAGTGGCAAACTTACAAACTCCCTGCAAATGAAGATTATGCAGATGAGTTAAATGCAACCAATCTTAGAGGTTACCTTAGAGATGAAGTGTATGCATTTGAAATTGTATTCCTTCTTAAGAACGGTAAACAAACAGATGGTTTTCATATTCCTGGTAGAGACATTAGCTTTACAGAATTAGTACAACCAAATGTTCCTAGTACCAATCCTGACTTTATAGGAAGTGGTACAAGTGCTCCTTATTGGAAAATATACAACACAGCTTCTGTAACTGGACCAGCTACAGGTGAAGATATTGGAAATGCTACACCATATGAATATGGTGAATTTGCATATTGGGAATCTACAGAAGTCTATCCATGTAATGAAAATGTTTGGGGAGTTCTTGCGAACAAACCCATCAGACATCATAAGTTTCCAGATGTTCTTGTAAGTCCTATATTTGAAAGTGGTCAGCCTACAGTTGAACTTAGTGGTAAATACACTAATTTAAAAATTGAGGATAGAGCTATATTCCCTATAGGTGTTAGATTAGATTCTACTCAAGTAGAAAGTTTAATTCTTACATCGGATCTTACACAAGAAGAAAAAGATAATATTGTTGGGTTTAAGATTGTTAGGGGTAACCGTAATGTAAATAAATCAATTGTAGCAAAAGGTATTCTTAGGAATGTGGGTAAATACGAAAGAGAGGGAACTAAGTATTATTTCCCTAACTATCCATATAATGACCTTAGAGAAGATCCATTCTTACTTGAGGAAAGTAATTCTTACAATAGTGAGTGTAATATATACGAGTTAGTTCCAACATCTGATGGATCTTATAGTTATACAGATTGTAACACAAACACTCAAAAAACAGACAGCTTCTTAAGCGGTGTTAATAAAGTGGTATGTTCTTTAACATTGCCTGTAGTTAACTCAGGTACAATAGTAGGATCTCCAACACTGTTGTATGATACAGCACAAAGATTCGTTTATACAACATACGAGCTTACAAGTCAAGGCTCTACTGTGTTTAGTTACACAGATCCTGTAACAAACACTTTACAGAACGTCACTGTTAGTTCAGTTATTCCTGTAGTAATTAATGTTAAAGCTTTAACAGTACCTGTAAAAATTGCTGGAGATAATATATTTAGTATCACTCAAACAAGTTGGAGATACAACAACTATTGCTATCCAGACAACTTGAGCGCATTTACAACAGATGAATCTAGATATAGACAAGTTTTTAATTCTCCTGATACATCTTTTGGAAGTCCTTTTCTTGGAAATATACTTAAGCTTGAGAATGCAATATTTGGTGCAGGAACTGCACATTTTGTAGAAGTTAAAAAACATGCCTTATATAAACTTCTTAGTAGAGAAGCTCAAGAAGATGCATTACAATCAAGTGCTGCTGTAGGTGACATCACTTCTACATTCAATGCTTCTGCAATGTTTGCTGTGTATCAATCTTACTTGACAATATACATCAACGGTATCACTAGAAGAAACTTTACATATTCTTATAATTCTATAGCAGAATATGATTATTGGGCTCCTATTGCTAACGATCTTGGAATCAAGCAAAGAGAACTAGATATTGTTCAATACCTCATCCCTGGAGTACAAAATGTAGGAGATCTATACAATATCAACAATTATGAAAGAGAATCATCTATATATTTAAAGACTGATAAAGATGTAATTCCTCTTCCTTTTCCTAGCAACACACAAAGTTTATCACTTGGTTCTGGACAAAGTGCTATTGATGATTTGTCAAGATATGTTGTTTCTGAGACACCAAGTCCAAATGGTGGTTTGCAAAGTAATTGTGCTAGACCTAATGAAGAGTTTGCTATATCCACTGTTTCGTATTATGGATCTATAAAAAACATATTTGCAAACCAGTGGGGACAAATATATTCTTACACTACGATTGATACAGGGTTTCAGAGAAATATAGATTCTACAGCTGAACCAATTGTTACAGTTTTTGGTGGAGACACATTCATCAATAAGTTTTCTTTTAAAACTAAACTTCCATTCTTTATTGACAATAGAGTTGGGGCACCTGATGACTCAGATATATTCTACGATGAGATAGGTAATATTGCTTATCCAGAGTATTGGTATTCTGCAAGATCTATTCTGTATGATTGGGAAGTGGTTACACCATCTGACACTTATCAGTTTCAAAATATAGTTTCTATAAAAGCTAGTCGTTTGGATTGTCCAAACAATCAGCTTCCTGTTCCTCTTCCTAACTACACACCTCCAGTTGTCAATCCTGATAGAACATTCTATGATGGAAAGATGTATCTATTTGCCTATGGTATTCCTACATTCTACTGCGAGTCGTCAGTGAATGTAGACCTTAGGCAAGCATTTAACAATAGAGAAGGTGAATTCTATCCACACGTGAGCACAGGTATTCCTGATGAATGGTTGCAAGAAAGCTTTGTAACAATTGCTCAGGATAATACATATTATTACAATGCTACATTCTCTAAGCAGAATACAGAAAACTTTTTCTCCCATCTGCCTATAAATTGGACTGCTGATGAATGTTTAACAAACTATCCATTCAGGGCAATATATTCAGATAAACAAGAGAAGTTTACAGATAACAACACTAACAATTGGCTAATCTATCGCCCATTGTCATATTTTGATTTTCCACAGAATTACGGAAATCTTACATCATTGGATGGTATACAAAATAGAAGTATACTAGCAAGGTTTGAAAATAAGTCATTGTTATACAATAACTTACTTACAATCAATACAAGTAATCCTCAGGCAGCATATGTAGGTAATCCTGATATGTTCAGTGCTCCTCCAATTGATTTTGCAGAAACTGATTTGGGATATGTAGGAAGCCAAAACAAGATGCTTCTAAAGATACCTCAAGGACAAATTACAATAGATGCCAAGAGAGGACAAGTGTTCTTGATAACAGGAAACGGTGCTACAGACTTGTCAGGATTTGGTTCAGGACTTAATAGGTTCTTTACAGATCACCTAGCATTTGAAATACTTAGGTATTATCCAAACGTAAACATAGACAACCATTTCAATGGTGTTGGTTTACATGGTGTATTTGATAGCAAGTTTGACAGGGTGATTATATCCAAGTTGGATTATATTCCTCTGAATGTTAATATAAAATATGATGCCTCTGTTCAACAGTTTTATATTAATAAAACTTATGGAGAAATAATTGTAAAAACATTTATAGATCTTTCAGATTCAGAGTATTTCTGTAATAGGTCATGGACTCTCTCTTTCAACTTCAATACTAATTCATGGATAAGCTTCCATAGTTATATTCCTAATTGGTATATTGCTGAGAATAATTTCTTCTATTCAGGAATTAATGGAAGTTGTGATCTTGAAGCAATTGCTGCTGAAGAAGTTCCATGTATTCCAAATTGTGACTTAGCAGGAACCATATCTGCACTTAATTGTAATTTGGCTGGTACAATATCGGTTATAACTACGACCACTACAACAAGTAGTAGCACAACCACAACAACTAGTACAAGCACAACTACAACAACTACTACTGCTGCTCCTCTATGTAATCTTGCAGGAACTATACAACCTATAACCACCACCACAACAACAACTACAGCAATTCCTTAATAAATAAGAATATGGCACAAACAGCATTAATAACATTAACAACCGCAGGAGCTGATACAGGACCCTTTGATCTTTATTCAGACATTGACGGATATTCAGTTCCTTTTGAAACAGGTGTAAGTAAAACTTCTTTAGTTGCTGGATACACTTCTACACTTATTCCTAATGGAGCTACAATAGTTAGGGTGAAATCAGATAATGTTTTATGTACAAACTACATAGATCTTTATTTGGTTCCCACCACTACAACTACAACTAGTAGTACAAGCACTACATCAACAAGTAGCACTACAACCACTACAACTACAGCAGCTCCTTTAACAGTAACAATTGATGCGTGCGGTAGTCAACAGGCTGATCCATCTGGTAATGTATTGATATATGCATATGCTAGTTTTCCTGTAGCTACAACTCTTACAGTTGGTGTTACATGGACAGCTTCTGATACTAGTACAATATCTGGAACTGTTACAATTTTAGCAGGAGAAACATGTGGAACAACAACGTTGGTAGCTGATCCTAATGAAACTGGAGCTAATCTAGAAATTACATCAATTACTCCAGGATCATTTGATAATCAAACATATGTTGAAGGTGTAGAAACATTAGCTGATGTATGTACAACATGTCCTATACCGTAAATGAATAAATATGTCTAAGACAATTGTCATAAAGTTGAAAAAGGCTGGCAGTAGAGTGACTACATTTTCCATATCTGATGATATGGGAAATGTACTCGCTACTGATGTGCCCAAGAAGAAGTTGATTGAGGGACTAGCTCTTAGTGTAAATGATTCTGTAAAAGTGGTTGTTCTAACTTCTACAGGGATAAATTGTTGTTCAAAAGTATGGAACATTCCAGTTACAGAAATTTGTGTAACAGAATTAGCTGCTATTAAGTTTCAAGAAAAGAACACGGCATCTCTGTGGAGACATCTTACGAATCCTGTAATATACAATACATATTACGGATGTATTAGACCGTACATGATTGAATATCCATTTGCATATCAATATCATGATGAGATTTTACAGAATGTAAAAGACTACACTAAGGCATACAGATACTTCCCTAGTACGGATGGTGTATTTGATGACAGTAGGAAAGTACAAACAGACAATCAATATTTCAATAAAGCTGTATTGTACAACGATCAGCAGTCTTCAGGTGTTCTTAAGTTGGTTCCCAAACCAATGCACAACCTAAAAGAATACATGAAGTATCCTGTGTATAACGTTGATAGTAAGACAATTACGTTCACAAAGAGTGATAACTTCTATCAATATAATACATTCTGGGGATTGGTTAAGGATAAGACAGTTACACTATTCAACTCAACTTGTGAGTCTATGTCAATTGATAAAGTTGTTAACCAAGTGAATATGGACTACTCCAAACGCAGTTTCAAAAAAGAACCTCTAAGAGCTAAAGATCTAAAGGTGAGGCATATATTAGATGACAAAGATGACGTACATTTGGTTAGTCAATTTATTTACACACCTGCTCAAATCTCCTACAAGTAATGAAAAAGTGGCTTGATAAATATAAGGACATATCTATAGCACAAAATGGTATAGAAGGAACAATGGGTGGATTGACAGACATTGGTTTCAATTACAATGGTGCATGGGGTGGCACAATGCAGATGGGAGGATCTATGCCTGGTGCTGTAGGATTCACGTATGCACGTACGGGAGGTATTCCTTCCAATGGTCCTTATGCAAAGAAGACAAAGGCTAGTGCACAGAATGGAATGGAAATGAAATTCTACCAAGAAGGACTAGATTGGAAACCTAGGAATATTAGTAAGCAGGGATCTAAAATAAAGAAGGATGACATGGGTTATTGGAATCCTGATAACTGGGGAGAACCTGTAGAAATAGGAAGTAATGAAATAACAATGCAAGGAGTGTATGAACCCCTTCTTGGCATTTCTGATACAGGAGACACACAAATGATGTATCCTGGAGAAGACTATGAGTTTGATGGAGAATCAGTAACAGAATACCCTGTAATGCAACCAGGTGGAAAGATAGTTCCAAATCCAGGCGTTGCATATACAAAGAAGTATCCACCTATATATTTAGATAATCCTAAAGATCCTAGAATAGGTATGTATACAGAAAAAGGTAATCAATATTTATACAAAAAACCTATAGCAAAAGAAAGTCAACTTCCCACTATATATACAGAGAATCCAAAAGATAAAAGAATTAAATCATATCAAGACAGCTTAAGTTTATATAATAAATTTAAAGACGCTAAAAGTAACTATATAAATACTATTACTTCTAAAGGATTTAATCCTTCTTATGTAGAAGAGTGGACAACAGATGGATATGTTGACAAGGATGTAAATCCTAAAATAGGAGCAATTAAGTATGGAATTTTACAAAATCCAGGAGGTGGTTTTGATAGAGATGAAAAAGGGAATCCAAGATATTTTAATTATTATCCTACTAAGTCAGGTAAAGAATTGAAAGTGTATTTAGATACTGACCTTGGTAAAGCTATTAGTACTAGATATCCTATCTATAAAAAACCTGTACAGCCTGTTAAGTATAAAAAGCCTGAACCTAAAAAACCAGAATCAAAACCACAACGAGAAACAAAAAAAGATCTTGTTGTGCCTATTAGTAAAATGGAAACGCCCACTGCTCTGAATAAAACTGTTCCCAATCTTCCTTACAGAGTAGATTATTCAGGAAACTCACAATACTTTGCCTCAGATAAAGAAGGTGAAGAATTTATAAAAAATCTGAATAAAGACTTTATGGAAAATAAAATATCAAGTCCTGGAAATGTTTCTGGATATTATGAAACAAAAAAGAAAAAGAACGGTGGTTGGTTAGAGAAATATAAATAAAAACCTGTACAATAACATATTATGAAGAAAGACATTTTAAAAATTGCTGGTGTTAAATCTGAAGCTGAGTTGTACGCTAAGTATGGTACAGAGGCTGAGTTTATGGCTAAACATGGTGGTGCATTTAAAAAAGCTAAAATGGGATCAGCTATGGTTAAGAAGCAATTGATCCAGCTTACTGATTTTGCTAATCCTCCACAGGCTCAGGATGGTGTAGATGTTCCACAATATCAATATGCAGGAATGCCTTTGAAAGCAAATTTGCAAACACCTTCTTTCATGCAGCCATTTAACTTTAATGCTCCTGCTTATCAACAATATCAACCTATGGGTTTACCAGACAGTAGATCTGAAGATATAGTGAATTCTTCTGTATATGATATTACAGGAATGGATAGGTATTATGGAAAACCCCTTACACCAAAATCACCCAAACCTTTTGTATCTAAAGTACCCCCTAAAGAAAATAAATTAACTAAAGATAATATTTTTGATGCAGGTTTAGATATTGTACAAGGCATTGTGCAATCTAAAGAAGACAGAGAAAACATGTTAAGAGCTAAACAGTTTTCTGCTATGAGCGATGTTGCACTACAAGCTGCTAGCGTGCGTGATGATATTAAAAATAGATATCTTCGTCCTGAAGATATGATGTTTGATCCAAATCAACTTTCTCGTTCTTATGGAACAGGATATGATGTGCTTCAAGCAACTGCTGAGGATGGTACAAAGATTGGTGGTAATCCAACAGAGATTCAAAATATGTACAATCCTGGAGACATCTATTCCAATCTTGGTTATGAACCATTGGATGAAAGCAGTAAGGTGAAACAGTTCCAAGGTGGTGGTGCTATATTTGCTAATTGGAAACAAGATTTGACATCCTTTGGAGCAGATAGTGCAGGTGATCTTGGTGGTGGACTTGGTAGTTATATTGGTGGAGGAAAAGGTGAAGCCTCTGGTGCTAGTAAAATTGGTGGTGGACTTGGTCAATTAGCAGGAACAGCATTAGGAGGACCTCTTGGTGGTGTTATCGGTAGTGCTGCTGGTTCCTTACTTGGTGGTGTAATTGGTGGAGCACAACAAAAGAAAATTGATGATATGTTGGCTCAAGGACAAGCTAATGCAGCAAATGCATCTTTTCAACAATTACAACAAGGTCGATTTAGTTCATTTATGGAAGATGGTGGAGAAGTTGGACTTAAGTATTTAAGTCATGATTGGCAGCCACAAGTGATTGCTACATTTGGTGAACACAAACTAAAAGATTTGTTACGTCCTGATAATCAATCAGATATCATGAGATCTGGTGGTCATCTAAAAGATTATAGTTACACTCCTCCTAGTGCAAGAGCTATGTCTACAGAAAGACCTAATATGCAAATGGGAGGAAACCTTAAACCTCTTTGGGGTGGTGATATTGAGCCTGTGTCTTATAATCCATATATGCCTGGTGATGGTATGACGTATGAAGCATTTGGTGACTACCACAAAGATGGTGGTGTAGGAATGGACTATGCAGGATCAAAAGTTGAAGTGCAACCTAAAGAACCTATATTTGAAACAGAAGATGGTGGATCTATAGGACCTGACGGACAACCTGAGAAATCTGCTACAGTTCTTGGAGGAATGCGTATTGATAAAACATTTGCTCCTGAGCTTGGTGAAGAAATATCTAAAGGTTTAACATTCCAGAAATACGGACAAAATCTTAGCAAGCTAGAAGTTAAACAGAACAAAATTATGGACAAGGGTGTGTCTCTTGTAGATGAAATAAATGGTGATAATCCTTTTGACTTGTTAAAGTTAAATTCTGGAAAAGCTCTAATGGCTGGTGCAAATATGAAACTTAAAGGAATTGCTGATAAGAAAATTACAGCTGCCAACATTCAACAATCTATACATGAGGAAGCAGAAAAGTATGGATATAAAGATGTTGACAAGTTTAATGAAGATTTATTTAAAGGTAAGTTTAAAGGATCGAAGATGGCTAAATTTGGTGCTAAGATGGAAACTGCTCAAGGAGGTCTTCGTTTGTACGGAGATCCTGTAGAACAATCTACATTTGGTCCTGGTGGGGGATATCAAGCTCCTTTGCCACCAGCCACAGTTTCTAAAGGTGTTCCTGGTAAAAGAAATGCAGTTGAGGTTACAGACATCTCTCAAGTGACAGATAATGATTTGAGAGAACTGTACACTAAGGCAGAAAAATATAAAGGTAAAGGTGCTAACAAAGCTGTAGCTGATTTCCAAAGAGCATTCCATGCTAAGTATCCAGAAGTTGCAACACAAATCTTAAGTGAATACGATGTTACGAATCTTGGAAAAACTAAAGGATTAGGTAAATCTAATCTTGAAAGTAACGTAGATCAATACTTTGGTCCTAGGACAGAGAGGTATAGGGCTGCACTAGAGAACATTGGTCGTAAGCCTATGTTGGAAAAACCCACTAGACTAAACAGTGAGCTACCTCCTGCAATTGTTCCACCTAAGACAATTTCTCCAAAAACTCCTACAATGCAAACTTCCACTCCTCCTTTGAAAGGTCCAGGAGTGTTAGATGTAGCATACTCACTTCTTGAACCATATACAAGGAGAGGATATAAAGTGACTCCTGATTTGTCTTCTGAAATGTTTGCACTAGCGTCAAATCAATTAGATCCTGTACAAGCACAAACATTCAAACCTTTGTTAGAAACTCCTCAAACAGTTTCTTATCAGGATATATTAAATGCTAATCAGGCTGACTTCAATGCTTTGCAAAGAAGAGTGGGATATAATCCAGCAGCTCTATCTGAACTATCTTCAAAGAAATATGCTGCCAATGCTGCTGCAAAAGCACAAGAGTTTAGAGAGAACCAAGGACTTGCTATGGGTGCGTACAACAGGAACAGGTCACTATTAAATGATTCCACTTTAAAGAACCTAGCAATTCTAGATACTCAATACCAAAGACAGTCTCAGGCTAGATCTAATACAAAAGCACAAGCTCAAGCGGCTCTTAACTCCATCTCAGATAAAATTGCTAAGAGTAAACTTGAGTCTATGACAATGAATGTTTATCAAAATATGTTCCCTCAGTTTACATTTGATTCTTCAGGAAGAGCAATTAAGACTGGTGCTCCCACTAGGTTTAATATTGGACAGGTAGCTAAGAAAGGAGCCAAAGTTAATAGAAATGGCTCCATAGTAAAAGCTATCAAAAATCTATAATCAACTCAGTTATACCAACTTAATGAAAGTAGTTATTGCTCTTGGTTGGTATTACTTTTTAAATTACATTTGCTAACTTAATCAGACATGGCTTCATTTACAGACGCAATATCACAATTTAACCCTTATGTTTCCCAACTTCCCGTAGATGCTATGGTGAAGGTGGGTATGTACAAACAGCAGAAGTATGATGAGGGAGTTCAGAAAATTCAGGGATATATAGATAGTATTGCTGGATTAGATGTTGTCAAACCTCTTCAAAAACAATATCTGCAGTCAAAGCTTAATGAATTAGGAAGCAAGTTGAAAACTGTAGCTGCTGGAGACTTCTCAAACTTCCAACTTGTCAACTCTGTAGGAGGAATGTCTACACAGATTGTTAAGGATCCAATTGTAAACAATGCTGTCATGTCCACTCAGAAAGTTAGAAAAGGACAACAAGACAAAGAGGCAGCAATTAAATCTGGAAAGTCTTCTCCTGAGAATGACTGGTGGTGGGATACCCAAGTAGGAGGCTGGATAAATGATGGAAAACTTGACAGCAGTTTTAATGGTGGTTATCTAGAGTATATAGATGTTGATTCTAAATTAAGAGAAGTTGCTGAAAAAGTTAAAGAAATAGATAATTCTATTGACATTCCTTACCAAAGAGATAATGCTGGTAATTATATCCGTGACAAGAATGGTAATTTTTTAGTTGATGATGCAATGCTTCGTGTTAAAACTAAAGGAAAGTCTGCTCAAAAACTACTTGATAACTTTTATTCAAGTTTGGATGAAAGAGAAAAGCAGCAACTTAGTGTAACTGGAATGTATCATTACAGAGGAGCAACTAAAGATACGTTTAAGAGAGACTTACAAACCACATACGATAGAAATAAAAAGATGCTATCTGATGAGATTGTTGATTTGTCTGTTGAACTTAAATCAAACCCAAATCTTACATCTGTACAAAAAGCAGAAAAAGAAGCACAGATCAATAGAATAAATGAAACACTCAGGAGTGGTAAACTCGATAGCGAGTTAAGATCTGAACTATCTAGATTAGATAGTATAACCAATATAGAAGATTATAAATCTAAACTGTATACACAGAAATACTTGACCAACTTAGCTCAAGATATGTCTTATCAGAGCTATGTCCAAGAAATTCAAAGTAATCCATATGCTCAGATGAATATGGAGAAAAAGAAATTGGAGTTCTCAGTTAATAGAGCTAGACAAGAACACGCAGAGTGGGCAGCTACTCATGCTCTAAATATACAAAAGTTTCAAGCTGAAGAAACAGAAAGAGTGAGAAAATCAATGCTTGAAGCTCCTGTTGTAACTCCTGGAGGTCTTTCTACAAGTACAAAGATGCCCACTCTTGCTGAACTTAACACACAAATAGAAGCTGCTGGTCAAGCATCAAAACAACTTGATTCAGAATATGCTCCTCAATTATTTTCAAAATTATCAGCAGGTGAAAGACAAAAGGCTTTACAAAAGCTTGTTGATGATTATAATATTAATCCAAGAAGCATAAAAGATCCTCTACAAAAAGAATATGTAGAAAGAAAGAGAGGATTTGAAATAGACATTGCACAGAAAAACAATTTGTTTAAAACTGTACATGAAGGAAGTAAACAGTTTGATGAGCAGATTGCTAAAGCGATGGGATCTGAAGGTGGTGTTAATTTTGCAAATGGAAAACAGTTATATAGTGCAGAAGAACTTTTCTCTGTAGTGAATGACGCTAAGAAGTTTATAAGAAGTGAAGGTGGAGGTTATGGTGGAACACAAGCAAAAGTTACAATTGATTCTCAAGGACTTTTAGCTAAATATAAAGGAACTAAATATGAACCAATTGCAAGAGCTTACAGTAAACGTTTTAGTGGACAACCGTTAACTTCTGTTGAAAGTTCAATAATTAACAAAGGTATTGATCTTGAGAAGAAGTATCAACCAGCTCTTGCAGGTACAGTAAAACAAAAGCTTGATTATCAATCATCTGAATTGGCAAAAAGAATGCCTGAATATCAAGTGGCTATTGGTACAATAGATTCAAAGAATGAGAATGTTAAGAGACGCATTGATAATCTTTTAGGAAATAAGTTTCGTGAATACGAAACTCTTGGTCAAGTGGACGTTGAACGTAAAGAACAATTTAGTCCATCTGCCCTTACAGAGCTACAAAAGAATCCTAATACAAAATATACTATTGAAAAGAAGTATGATGGTAGTGCTAATATGATTGTTACAGATGGGTCAACCACTCAAATAGTTCCAATGACTACAAATGAGTTTAGTTCTTTCTTCCCAGACTATGCACAAACACATCCTTTGAACAGTGTTAAGTATGCTGTAATGTCATCACCAAATCACACTACAAATCTTGCTGGTGGAAATGATGAATCTGCTGCTGTTAATGCTTATTTTACTGGATACAATATTCCTGGTTTGGCAAAAACTGCAATAGCTCCTAAAGTTAGACTTGATGTAGAAGGTAATCCTTTTAACAATGGTGGTCCTAGTGATAAGTATAGTGTTAGGATGTATGTATATGATGGCAATACATGGAAGACAGATATTCTTAATCAACAAGGATTCCTTACAGAAGATGGTGTAATTGGAGTAATTAACAATATTGGAACAAACACTGTAGAAGATCTACTGAAAAAAAATAGATAAATAATGGCTATTTTTGATAACGAACTTATTGATAATGTTTCTAATAGAGCCCCCGAGGCTCCTAAGAAGCTTCTGCCATCTCCCACTGTAAGAGATGTTGATGTTAGTCTTGGTGGTTTTGAAACATACGGCAGTGCAGGTGTTGGAAAAACAGGGTTGAACATTGATCAACTTTCTGAGTTTTCTGGACTTAGGACAAATCAATCTTCTTTCAGTAGCCCTGTACAGATGGTTCCAAAAAGTGAACTTCTTGCAAATCAACGTTATACTACTTATCAAAGAAATGTAGATCTTGAGAATATATATGGTTTACAACAATCATGGACAGATCAATTAGCTAATGGTGTTATAAAAATGGGAGGCATTGGTGTAGGTACATTTCTACAAAGTTTTGCCACTATCCCAAATACAATCTCTGCTATTAAAAATGGTAAACTCTCCAATCTATCTGGAGGAGTGGATGGTTATGAGGCTGCTATTGATAACTGGACAAAGAACTTGGAAGACATTTTTCCAAACTATTACACTCGTGAGGAACAAAAGCATCCTTATTTGGCAATGCTTCCTTTTGCTCCAGGTTCTGCAAACTTCTGGGGTGATAAAGTTATTAAAAATCTTGGTTTTACAGCAGGTGCTATTGGTGGAGCAATTGCTCAAGATGCAGCAATAGGTCTTGTAACAGAGGGTATTGGAGCAATTCCTTTGGTTGCTGGTCAAATAGGTAAAGCTTCTCTTTTTCTAAATAAGCTTTTTGTTGGAACAAACAATGTAGAAAAAGCTCTTGATGTAGCAAAAACAGCTGGGGTTGCTGCTGATACAATACTAGATGTTAAGAAACTAGGTGACCTTGCTTCATATACAAAAATTACTGATGGATTTAGATATGGAATGTCTTTATATGGATCAGCAAGAACTGAGGCTGCTATTGAGGCTAGGGATTCCTATCGCACTGTAAGAGAAGATCTATTAAGACAATATAGACTTGAAAATGCTGGTGTTGATCCTACAGGAGAAGATGCTGAGCAAATTGAAGATTACGCAACAAGTGCAATGAATACCAGATTTGGTATTAACATGGCACTACTGACAGCATCTAATGCTATTCAGTTTGGAAATTTATTTAAATCATTTACCTCTGCAAACAAAGCTGTCTCAGGTCAACTTACAAAAGAACTTGAAGATTTTGGTAAGGTAGGTTTGAAAGAAGGATCTAAAGATGTATTTGAAGCAAAGGTTGCTACAGGATTAGGAGAAAAAGTTTGGGAGTCTGTTAGACCAAAGATGGCAAACATCTTGACAGAAGGTGTGTATGAAGAAGGTGGTCAATATGCCACTGAGAAAGGTGTGTATGATTACTATACAAGAAAGTACAAAAACCTGTCTGATCCAAAGAATAAAGAAACCTGGAACACTGTAAATGAAACAGTAAACTCTACACTTACAGGATTAAAGAATCAGTTTGGTACTTCTGAAGGATTGGAGAACATGATGGTGGGTGCAATTAGTGCACTCATATCAGGTGGTATAATAGGAAGAATTGATGCAGCAAAAGGACAAGGAAAAGAAGCTCGTTTACAAAGTGCTATCAATATTCTTAATCAATATGGTCTCACTGGAACTCTTACAAATCAGTATGAAAATACATTAAGTTCTGCAGGTATTGCAAAAGAGATGGACGAGGCTGTAAAAGCTGGGGATGTCTTTAAGTACAAAAATCTTAAGGACGACATGTTCATTAAATTTGTACAATCACGTATTCCTTCAGGAATGCATGATGTTACAATTGAGCAGTTGAAGATGTTGAAAGATTTGGACAAAACTGAATTTGAGAAGTCATTTGGTATGGACTTCAGTTCTTCCAATAAGTCCACTGTAAATGAATATGTAGATTCATTAATCAATGAAGCTAATCAAATTAAGAAGATTAGTAATTCAATTGATTTTACATTCAAGAATCCTTTCAAGAAGATAGATAATCCAACCACCGATGAGGAAGGGCTTGAAACATCACGTTTCGATGATTTCAATAAATGGAAAACAGAACTTACATTTCTTGCAGCAAAAGTTCCACATGTAAATAATAGATTAGATTCTATACAACAAAGTGTTAGTGATATTAGTCCTGCTGTTACAAATGATTTGCTTTCTCAGTTGACTAATAAAGAATCACTAAAAGATCTTTCAGCATCATATGAGCAAAGTGCTAATGCTTTAAATAAAACTATCACAGATTTTACATCTGCTCAAGATAGAAAGAATATAAACGATCAGGTTAAAGCATTGCGTACAGCTTCTGAAAGAATCAATCTTGGTTTGAAAGATGGTGTAGATAATAAGCTATTTGACTACTTGCTCAACTTTGAACTCAATAATCAAGATCCAAAAGCTGATAGACAAGTTGGTCCAGAAAACGCTCTTGATCTGTTTACATATGGTCATGATATCAATAGACTTAATTCTCTAAAAGACAAAGTGGTTAAGTTATATGATAACCTTACAAGTGAAGAAGGGTTTAATAAGTATATGGATCAGGGAGAACAATTACGTTCTGGATCTATTCCTGAAGAAGTTAAAGGAGAAGAAGTTGTTGAGGTTAAAGAAGGTCCTAAGTTTACAAATAAGGCTGGTGTTAAAGAAACATTTGAAGAGGGTAGGGAATATCAGATTCCTGTAGGAAAGAAAGCTAGAATTGATAAAGTTGCTGATGATAGGTGGCAAGTAACTGCACCTGATGGAAATATCACCTTTCATGGATCTCAAGAAAAAGCACAGGAAAAAGTTGATTCTATAAACGAAGAACTTGGTAACCTTCAGAAGGTGAAGGTGATTGGTATTAATGATGACGGTACTGTAAAGGTTGAAGATATTAATGGTGATATATACAATCTTGATCCATCTAATTTTGATGGATATGAAAAGATAATGAGTGCTCAAGAGAAGTTGATGAAGGATAAAAGTGACATTGAAGCTGAACAAGCTGAGATTGAAAAGTCTTCTGGCTCTATAGGTACAGGAAATCTAGATGATGATATTAAAAAGATTGTCATTGAGGATTCTAAAAAGAGTGCTAATATATTATATACATCTGATACAGGTGCATCTGAAGATTGGGAAGCAGGTAATCTCAAAGCATATTCTGTTAGAAGGATTGAGTTTCTTAATAATGTAAAGCTTATGCCTAATAGGGCAAGGCTCAAAACAATTCTTGTCACTCCTAAACAAAAGATTGTTGGATTAGATAGGCTTCCAGAAATTGCATTTGAAGGAGTTGGTATTACAGAGAAGGAATACAATGATCCTATTGTAGGACTTGTAGCTTCAATATATGTAGAGCAGGATGGTAATGATTACTATTATGTAAACGTTGCTGGTAGAAGACTTGCAAAGGTGGGAGAACCAGTGGATATTGAATCTATTGTGTTTGGTACAATGCCTACAGCTTCTCTCACAAGAAGTGATAAAAAACCTAGGTATAGGTCTAATCAGAAAGCTGAAGCTGAGCAAATGTCTCAAAGGTGGCAAGCTAAAAGAAATGAACTCTTTGCTGCTCCTGAAGGAACATTCCAAGCATATTCATTTCTTGTAAGTAGAGGTATTCCTGAGGTTGTAGACTATTATGATACAAACCTTGTAGGAGATAATCTTATTCCTGAAAACCTTATTCCTACACAAGAAGGACTTATACAAATATCAAAATCAGGATTCATTGCTCATCAGGGTGAAAACGTAGCTATCCCTAAAGGTAGACCAGCTCTTCAGTTTGGTGAAACTCTCATGTTCCTTAATAACAGGAAGTTTACAAAGCAAGAAGCTGAAGCAATATATGAACTGCTAAATCGCATTTCTAATGAAGTGAAAGATCAGTCCGATGCTAATGAGAAGATAAAGATTAATAAGAAGATTGCAAGGTTTCTTCAGAATATTTTATTTTGGAAGTCATCTCCTTCAGATGAGAAGGGTAAGATATACATTGATACAGATTCTATGAATCTGTTTCTTGGTGGTAAAACTTACGATTTAACAAACATTGAAGCTAGTAAAGACGATATTATTTCTCAGGTTCAGGAAATGTATAACAGTGTTAATGATGACACACTTAAAGCATTTGGAGAACCGTTCACGGAATATTACATGAAGGAAGGTAAGGTTGTCACAAATGAATGGACAAACTACCAAACCTATCTACTCTCTGCATCTTTCCCTAATGGTACAGCTAGACCTACAAAACAAGCGTTCCTCACTACAGCTGTAGTTAAGCCTACAGAAGCAGTACCATACAACTTCAAACAAAAATATGCTATTCTCCAAGGATTAGATCTTCCTATTGTATCTGTTAAGAAGGAAGAAGTTAAACCTACAGCATCTGCTCCTGGAGCTCCTAGTGCTGTAAAGATTGGTGATTATGTATTGGATGGTCAAACAAAGAACTCATATCAACTAACTGCTGGTCCTGTTGAATTTATAGCAAACATTGATGCAGATGATAACATTTCAGTTAGTGTTGAGTCTAATGATGTAATTAGAAAGATTGCTTCTAACAAAGCAACTATGGCTAGCGTCATTGAAGCTCTTAAGAGTCAAGATCAATTTGATGCTGCTAAAGATGAAGAGCAGCTTGCTCTTGATTTTGTTGCATTGAGAATTGCAGCAGATTTGAAAAAGCAGAAGTCTGAACAAGCTCCTGCAGCTATTGTAGAAGAAGTTAAACCTGTTGGTCCTAAGAACTTCAAAGGAACTAAACCTCCAGCTAATAGTGAATATAGGAAAGTGGGTGCTGAAGGTATTGATAGAATTAGTGACGGAGAGATTGAATTGTTCAAACTATGGGCTGCTAAGAATGTTCCTGGTATTCCTTATGAAATCACTGAGAACATTCTTATTACACATGATAATGAAAAAGCATGGGGTGCATTTGAGAATGGTGTAGCTAAGTTTTATAAGTCTGCAGCTAGAGGTACAGAATACCACGAGATATTTGAGGGTGTGTGGAAAGGATTTCTTTCTGAAGAAGAAAGACAAGCTATTCTTGATGAGTTCAAATCTAAGAAGGGTGAGTTCAAAGATAGGCAGTCTGGTAAAATGATTGCTTATGTAGATGCTACAGATCAGCAAGCTAAAGAAAGAATTGCTGATGACTTTGCTGATTTCAAAGTGGGCAAGCTCCCAGCTCGTTCTTTGGGAGAAAGAATACTTAGGTTCTTTAGAAGCATCATTGAGTTTGTAAAACAATTTGTAAATAAACCTTCTGGAAAAGAAGAGTTATTTAAGGCTATTGATACAGGTAGGTTTAAAGAAAAAGTTCTTCCAGAGAGTGTTAAAAATGACTTTGCTGAATACAGAGCTGTAGAAGGATTGAATGAAAAACAAACTAGAGAGTTTGTTGAAGACATCACTGCTAGAGCTTTCCAAACTATATTTGGAACTAATACATCACTGTTCTCTCCAGAGAAACTTACAGCTCCTCAGATATTTGATGATATAAAAACTCAATATGAGGAAGAAGGTAAGTTGGAAATTCTTGGAGAAACTGCATGGAGTGAGCTTGTTGGAAAGACAAAGGACTTTTTGCGTACCTTTAAGATTGAGTTTGACGATAATGCTCAAGTGAACATTAATGATGAGAACTATAACAATCGCTTGTATGCTCCAGAAGCATTCTCTGTAGATTTCAAAAAACAATCTCCTTATCCAGTAAAACTTTTGTTGGGAACACTGACAGAAGCAGTTGCTACAAATCAGGAGAACTCTAGTAGTTTGGAACTTCCAAAACTAAAAACTTCTGATATAATTGGATTAAAACTACTAAATTTTAGTAGGGCATTTGTCACTGTACTTGAGAAACTTTCTAACACAACAAAGGTTGGAAAGATGGTTGATAAACTGATTGACCTTGCCAAATATGATGGCAACTATGTTCGTTTGTTTACTCGTCTGAAAGGAGTTAGAAAAGATAATGAAGGTAATGCCACAATTGATTTCTCTAAGTTTGAACCACAAGATTGGAGATTGTTTATCAACTTCTACCAAACTTTCACTAAACAGAAACCAGAAGCATTGATTCAATATATGGATAGTGGAGAGGTTTATACTGCTCCTGCTAATCTATTCACTGTAATCAAACAAACTCAAAAAGGTTGGACAGAGAACATGAAGGCTCTTTCAAAAGATGCTAGTTCTTTGATTAGTTATAATAGTGTAGATAAGGTTTACAAAGTTAAAGATCTTACCAATGTTCTTGTAGAATCTCCTCAAGAGATGGTTGAGTTTCTTTCAAGAATGGGTATTGATTTCCCAATTGAAGTGTTCTTGAAACTCAAAGAAAAGCAACAAAAAGAATTTATTACAGCTGTAGGCTCACTTCATACATATCTTCAGAAGGTAGATGAGGTGATGAGTGTTAAAGGAGAAACTTTAAATGTAGGTGGTCAGTTGGCTAAACTTGCTGAGCTCTATGTAAGAGTGACCAATCCTGTACATGAGAACACTTACAGAAACGTAGAAGATAAACAAACAAATGCATTTGCTGACAGTAATGCTCCATCTGTATTTGAAAGTGAATTCAATGATGTTAATACATTAGATGAACTTCTTGAGGCTAGACCAGAACTTAAAGATGTGTTCTCTAAGAACAGCGTAGTTCTTAAGAAAGGAGGACTGTTCTTTGATAAAGAAGGAAAGAAGATAAAATCAATTAAGGTTAAATATATCCAGGGGGTTAGAGATAATGATAATAAAAAAGGAACTCCTACAGACAGACTTGGTTTAAACACCAGGGCTATGTTGGAAGTTAACCAAAATCTCAATGGTGACTACTACATCCTAATTCCTGCAGATAGCTCTACAGAATGGATGATGAACTTAGGCAACATTGTGTCATTTGAAGATGTAGAATCTGGAGATGCTTGGCCTACAATCTATAGTATATTCAGAGGTTATTTGGAAGATGAGATTGCTCTGGCAAAAGCTGACAGGAAACAACTTAATAATGTTGGTAGCAGAGCACAGGAACTGAGGTTCTTTAAAGATATTCTTCCTATAAAGATTCTTGGAAGAATCAATGATATGATTTTGAATAATGAATCTAATGATGCTATCAATACATACATCAGCGATAACATCTCTGACATTAATGAGTCTATTAAAGATTTGATTTCTCAGCAAGCAAGTGAAATTAATCTTAGGTCTGAAGAGTTAGATAGTAATTTCCTAAAGAAGGAAAAGTTAGACAAGAGTCTTTCTGAAAAGGAATACAACAGTCTTACAAACTTCTTGGCTGTAAACTACATCATAAACAATATAGAATACCACAAGATTTTGTTTGGTGATCCTTATCAATTTGAGTTGAAGAATGGTAAGCTTGATGAAACCAAACGTATTAAATCTTTCCTTTCTCCAAGAAGAATCACTGCAGACTTCCCAGAGCTTAACTCAGCTCTTAACAGGGATTATAATAAAGCAGGAAATATTGCTCTTGATCCTGAGGAACTTGGTTACCACACATTCAAACCATTCACTAACACAGTGACTCTCAATGACTTGAATATAGTTGGTAGCTTGGCAAACATTAATCCTGCATATGCTAAAACAAATGAAGCAGATGCTGCTTCCTGGATTATAGATAATACACATAGGGAAGTTAAACTCAAGAATGGTCAATGGACTGATGATGCAGAAAATTGGCATCAGCATGAAATGGCTTACACCAGACTTAAGCTCCATGAGAAAGGATTGTATCAATATAAGAACAATCGTCTCAGAGAACAAGATGCTATTGAAGCTACTAAACCAAGTCCTAAATATGTAACAGAAGTTCTTAAACCTATTGTATCTGGAAACAAGTTTAACAAGACCAACTTTGATCTTGTATTAGATAAGTTTTCTCAGATGCCTTTATACTATAGCATGGTTGAAGGAACCAATCTTGAAGCTCTTTATTTGAAAATGTTCAAAGAGAAGATTGGTTATGTTATCATGGAAAGTGGTAGAAAGGTTGGTAAAGAAGGAAAATATAAGTTGTACAATAATGATGGTACACTTAATCAAAAACCTTTTAACAACCTTGTTCAAGTTCCATGGAAAGCTTACGGTATACAAGTGGAGAATGCTTTTGAAGGAGCTAAGGTTCAAACCAGAGGTTCTCAGTTGATGAAGATTGCTACACTAGACTTGTTTAATAATGGTAAAGCTAGTGCAGAAGCAAAAGAACAATACAACAGACACAAGAGAATACAAGATGCTCTCCACAGGAATGGATATATTGAGCTTCTGAAAAAACTTGGTATCAAAGACCTTGGTGATAGTTTTGAGCTTGTTGATAGGGCAAGTGTTTCACAACTCCTTGAGCGTGAGATGCTTAGAAGAGAAATGTCTGACAATGCTAAAGATACAGTGAGACTTGATGATAATGGACAGTTTAGAATTCCTTTTGAAGCATCTACTGCATATGTACAAATAAGAAATATTCTATTCTCTATGGTGGACAAGTCTCTTGTTTCTCCAAAGATGAATGGTGGTGCTCATGTACAAGTTCCTGCTACAGGATGGGAAAGTTCTGCAGAAGGAAGGTCTCTTGTTATAAAGAGAGATGGTAAGTGGGTTAAGATTAATAGAGGTGAGTTTGAAAAGCTTTCTGATGAAGAAAAATCAAATGTGGCTCTTACAGATACAGCTTTGAAGTTCTATACAAAAGATGCTCCTTATTGTGAGATTCTTCTTCCTCACTGGTTTAAAGATAAGTTTGCTAATTCTAGATTCTCTACAGAAGAACAGCTTTTAGACTATCTTAATAAAAAAGAGAATCAATCTATTCTTAGGGGTATTGGTTTCCGTATTCCTACACAGGCTCTTAGCTCTGTAGAGGTGTTTAAGGTAAAAGGATTTCTTCCACAATCTATGGGAGCTACAGTGGTTGTTCCTTCTGAAATCACCACCAAGGCAGGATCTGACTTTGATATAGATAAATTGAATATGTATTTAAAGAATACATATGTAACTAAGTCAGGTGACATTAAGCAAGTTCCATTCTTTGGAATTGGTGAAGAAGCAATGAACAAAGCAAAAGAGTTTATCAAAGCTCAGGATTTGGCTGGTGATAATGGTCAGAGAACTGAAGAGGCTCTTGAAGATGATATTAATACATTAGCAGAGAGATTGTATAAACAATCCCTTGAGAATGAATACTATGAATCTCTGGAAAGCCTTCTTACGCTCCCTGAGAACTTTGAAAGACTCATCACTCCAGTAAGCGATGGTGGTTTGAAGAAGATTGCTGATAAACTTGACACTCTCAGAAATGAGAAAGAAGAGGACATCAAGAATAAACTCATTAGCAGGAAGTTCATGGATTCAGTGAGACATGCTTTCGTAACTGGTAAAAAGTGGGTAGGTATTGCTGCTGTAAACATTACAGGTCAATCTCTTACACAGAAGTCAGAAGTGTATATTGATCCTGCAAAGTTTTTAGAATTGTCTGTTAGGGATAAAAAATTCTTAGGAGATGGTAATATTATTCTTCCTCACAATAGTGTAGAGATTGATGGTCAGAAAAGAATTTCTATATCTGGTGTATACGATGCTACAGATAAGAGTTTAATCTCTGATGGTCTGTCTGGATATGCTACATCTTTTGTGGACGTTTCTAAAGATCCATACATCCTTAGAGTAATTCAAAGTGATCTTGCTGTAGGTACATTCATGTTCCTCCAAAGGATTGGAGTTCCTATTGAGACAGCAGCAATGTTCATGAATCAACCTATCATTTCTGAGTATCTGAATATGCTTGATAACTTAGGTGATAAAAACCTATTTAGAAAAGCTAATATAGATCTTATAAAAGATAAATTTTTTGCTGCAGAAGAAGAAATTAAATCTGTAGAGATAAGCTTGGGTACATTAGATGAAAATATTAGCGACTATAATAGTGGTATAAGGTTCAGTGGAACAAAAAATGCAGAACAACAAAAGATATTTAATGAGTTCTTGAAGTATGCTAAGATGGGTGAGTTTAGCTTTAAGCTTACACAGGCATCTAATTATGATACTACTAAGTTTAAGAGTGGTGACACGTTATTCAAAAAACAAACAAGAACTGATGTTGCTAGAGAAATTAACATCTTCTCCTCTGTAGATAAGATTCTTGATAATACATTTATTGGTGAACAAGCTAATCTTCTTGACAGAGCTGCTGAATCACTGGGTGAGATTCTTAAACTTGATCAAGATCAGTTTACAATCATAACTAATTCAGTATTAAAGAGTTATGCTGAGAGAGAATATCTATCTGCTGAGAAGTATGAAAAGATAGCAAACAAACTCAAAGCATCATTCCTTGATTATATTATTCAGATCAAGAGTGGAATTAACACTGAGATTAAAAGTCTATTGGTAGACAAAGGAACTTCTGTAGCAGACAGACTTGCCACTGCTAAGAAAAATCATCCTGAAGTTACTATTCTCAAAGATCTTAAGATAGAAAGTTCTGATAGAGTGGATGGTGCAAAAAGCATTAAGCTTGCTGCAAACATAAAAGAAGCTTATGATGAGAACTACTACACAGGACTCATGAGGGAAATGAGAGACACTCCTGCCACTAGAGATTTGTATTATGATATTGTAATGTTAGCAATATTGCAAGGTACATACCAATCTGCCATCTCTATAAAGAACATTATCCCTATCGAAGACTTCAGTGAGACTATTGCTCCCATCATATCAACTATTGTAGCAGATACGGATGTACAAGCATTCTCTCAAGGATGGTTCCAAAGAAACAATTGGAAAGATAATGACATTTGGAAAACTGTATCTCCTAAGTTTATTTTACCACAAGATGCTGGTCCTGTAGGTATAGATCAGTATGAGAATGAAATATATCAGTATACGTCTACATCATATTTTCCAAACATACAAAATCTAAATGTTCTTTCTCTAGAAAGAAGAATACTCACCCTTAGCGAAACGTTTAACTTTTTAGATGTGAGTGCTGACTTTGTTCTTGTTCCTAGAGTGATCAATCAAGAAGGTGAGCAAATAGACATGGAGACAGGAAAAACAATCACACCATCAATGTTTGCTCAAAGAAAGGCAAAAGGTGATCTTTCTTTGAAAGAAGTGTATGGATACATGAAGGTTAAGTTTGGAAACGGTGAACCATTAACTTATACAGAAATGTATAAAGGTGAGCCTATAGTAAAACATGTTTACAAACTCATCAATCTTTATGGTGATGGAGCTCTTGGTTCTGAATACTATCTAGATTTCCAAAAATCTGTTCTTGATAATGGTACAAAGAAGATCGCTAACGAGATTCCTGATGCAGACATCTTTAACTACTTTGCACCAGAGGCAGCAAACATTACAACTCTGGAAGGGTTGAAAGACTTTACAGATGAGCAAAAGAAGAATATATTGACTAACTTTGCTCAGAAATACAATATGACAGAAGCGCAAGCTCTTGATTATATAAATCAAGCTCTGTCAAAAGACAGAAAGAACGTTATTGATAAACTTAAAGAATGTTACTAAATGGCTTGTATAAATCCAAATGACGCAAGATTTCAAGAAATTCTAGGAAGAGTTGAAAACCCTCTCTTGGCAGAACTTGAATTTGAACAGGCAGAAAAGATTGCATCCTCTAAAACTGTAAAGTTAGCAAAAGACTTTCTTAACAGAATTGGTGTAAAGGTTGAAAACGTTGATGATATTATTGTTAACGGAGTAAAACTGAATGCTAATGGTATAGCTAACATCACTCAGAAACTTGTACAAGTTGTTGAGGGCAAAGAGGATATAGCACTTCCTGAGGAAGCTATGCACTTTGCTGTTGAGATTATACAACAAACAGATCCTAAGTTATTCAATACACTCCTGAAGGAAATCAATGGGTATAGGATTTTACAAAATGTAATTGATACATATGGATCTGATCCTAACTATCAAACAAAAGATGGCAAGCCTGATATATTAAAACTTAAGAAGGAAGCTATTGGTAAAGTGTTGGCTGAGGTGATTTCAAATAAAGCAGAAGGTTTATCTGAGAATGCCACTAATCTTGCTAAGGTGCAGAACTGGTGGAGGACAATCCTTGATGCTCTAAAGCGCATCTTCCAAAAATCTGGATTTGACACAGCAGCAATGAAGGTGTTATCTGGAGAATCTTTTGGTACAGTGGAAGATATTAGGGCTGAAGAAGATGCTATATTCTTACAGAAAAGCACATCTCAAGAAGCTGTATACAATAAACTTAAAGACATCCAATCTAAGATTGCTAAGGAGGATGATGGATATTATATAGACGGTAAGAAAGTTCCCAGAAGGGTAACTGACTTGGTTAAAGACTGGTATGAGAGAAGGTTTAAGGCTAACGATCTTACCAAGTCTGACTATCAGAAAGCTGTTGATGATCTCAAGGCTGAGAAAGGTACATCTGGTCATGCTGATGTAGAGTATGCATTCTCTGTATTTGTAGATGATGATGGATTCCTAAGAGATAATCCTTTGGATGACTCTGCTTATGTATCTCAACTCAATCCTAATGATAGAGATATGTACGAGATCCTGAGAGATAATCTCAAAGATCGTCTTAACTCTTTTCCAAAAGAGAACGGAGGAACCAGATTTATGTCTGAGGTGATGGTGTATGATGCTAAGCGTGGACTGGCTGGTACTATTGATTTCCTTGCTATCACTCCTGATGGAAAGATGAACATCCTTGACTGGAAGTTTATGGACCTCAATATTGATAAATATGAGGATGTTCCTTGGTATAAAGTGAATGCTTGGAGAGAACAGATGGAACAGTATAAACTTATTCTGCAGAATGTATATGGTGTTAGGTCACAAGACTTCCAGCAGACAAGGATGATTCCAATCAAAGCTTTCTACTCTCCTGGAAATGCTAAACTTGGTGTTCTTCCACAATTACAGTCAATCAAAATAGGTGATGTTAATGTAAAGAACATCACAGATGACTATCTTATTCCTGTAGGGCTTGAAGGAGAAAGTACAGGAAACAAAAAGATTGATGCTCTCTTAGAAAAACTAAATGCTGTATATAAAAGGATTTCTGAAAAGAAGGCTCTCCCTAGCGAGAAGTTATCTAAAGCTGAGCAGCTTAATGCTTTGTTCACAGCTATACGCCAATTGCAAATGAAGCAAAACCTGAAACCTTTGCTTCGTCAGGCTAAGATATTGAACAAAGAGATTCAGAAAACAATTGACAGATATAAGGAAAACTGGGCTGGTAAAGATGTAAAAGATTTTGAACAGAAAGATATTAGTAAGTTCTATGAGGAATTGGAAACAGCTAAGAACTCATTGATTGCTTACATTACATTAAACACAGACTTGAAGTTTTTGTTCCAGGGAGAACTATCTGAAGAAGATGGAGCACTTAGAGAAGAGCTTCGTGAAGTGACAGAATTAGCACAAGAACTTGATTCAAATCTTGATGATATATCAGGAGAATTTGTAAATGATTTTGTTGCTGGATCTGAAGGAGTTGATAACTACCTCTCTCCAGAGAAAGTTATCAAGGGTATAACTAAATGGTTTGTATCTACATCAAGTTTACAATTGAAAGCTCTTGAAACTTTGTACAAAAAAGCAAACAGAGCATTTGGGTTTGCATCTATGGACACTATAGATGAAACTAAAAAGCTAGCTGCCCTCAAAGAATCCTACGATAAATGGGCTCAGGCTAAAGGATTAAACAATAAGAACTACTTTGATATTCTTAAGAAGAAAGATAAGAACGAACTTATTGATGAGTTTCAACGTGATTTTTATAAAGAACTAAAGTCTAAATCAACTGATAAAGACTTTAGTTGGGTTAGAGACAATATTGATGGGGTTGAATACAACAAGTTCCTTCAAGAAAAGCTTGCAGAAGAACTTGAGAGAATTGATAATAAGGCAAGAGTTGGTTCTGAAGATGAAGTCAATAGAGAGATTTCTAGAGAGAAGGCACAAGTTCAGAATCTTTATAACACATCTACATCTGAATCACCTGGTTGGTTTTTGTACGATCTTACAAAGAAGTTTCCAAAGAGAGATAAATGGGAATCTGCTGAATGGAAAGAACTTACGAAACCTGAGAACAAGGCTGCATTTGATTTCTACAATTATATCAAAGAAAGAAATGAATACTATCAAGAGATAGGATATATCAGCAAGGCTGAAGCTAGGATATTCTTACCATTTGTTAGAAAAGGACTAATGGAGAAAATCATCTTTGGTGGAAAAATTAGTCTTGGTGAACAATTTTTAAGAAGTGTTTCTATTGATGAAGGAGATGTAGGATTTGGTAAAACAGATCCTCTTACAGGTAGACTAATTGATACAATTCCTACATATTTTACTAGAGAGATTGAAGGAGAGCTAAGCACAGACCTGTTCAGGAACATGGCTTTGTATAATGAAATGGCTATTAAATATAAATATGTAAGTGATATTGAAGCTCAGGCTAGGGCTCTTGTGAATACAGAAAGGAACAAGAAAGCTATTGCCACATCTACATTTGGTAAAACCAAATATAAAGATGGTAAACTTGAATACACAGCAAATAATAACGAGAACACTAAGCTTGTTGAGGATATGATGAAGTCCATTATATATGGACAGAAATTTATACAAAGTGAAAGCTTTGATCAACTTCTTGGTAGCCTGAGTGATTTTGGAGAAAGAGCTAATAAGAAACTTGGAATTAAGATATTCCCAGAGAACTTATCTGGAAGACAGATTAGTATCAACAAGGTGATTGACCAATTGAATAACACATTCCAACTCAACGCGTTAGGTCTTAATCCTCTATCTGCTCTTTCAAACCTGTTAGGTGGTAACTTCCAATCTATGATTAATGCTGGAACGTATTTCACCAGACAAGACTATTTATCTACAGAACTTTGGATGGCAGGAAATAAAATGACTCGTGGTGAGGATAGGGACAAAATGATTCGTTCAATTGAATACTTCCTTCCTTTTACAGATAGTTATAATAGAGAGCTTGCTAAAAAGTTGTCTCTCAGTAAGTTAAGTCAAGAGAACATTCAAGAGTTCATGATGGTGCTTATGAGAAACTCTGACATGTTTGTTCAGTCTGCTAACTTCTTTACATTCCTTAGAAATACAATTGTAGATGGTGACAGGGTGATTAACGTTAGAGAATATCTCAGAGAACAACCTGAATACAAGGATATGTATTCTGGTAGTGCTGAAGAAAGAAAGGATAGAGCTAACAAGTTTGAGAAAGATGTTAAGGAACTATTGGAAACTAAGAGTGTTCTTAAACTTGGAGAAATAAAGAATGGAGAACTTGTTATACCTGGAGTAGATAGAAAATCACAATCTGTAATTGAACTTAGAAGAAAGGTACAACAAGTTAGTAAAGATGCTCTTGGTAACCTTACAGAGGATGATGTAAGAAACATAAACATGAACATATATGGAAAATCTTTTATGTTATTTAAAAACTGGATTCCAAGATTGGTGGATGTACGTCTTGGTAATCTTAAATACAATTCTGCGTCTGATGCTTATGAATGGGGAAGAATGAGAAATGTTTTCAGGGTGATATCTGAAGACGTGGTTGGATCAATTAACAACCTAATCAACTCTGTGCAGGCTAATGATAAAGGTGTGGAATTCATGAGAAACCTTTATGAAAAGAAGAGAGAAGAGTATAAAGCTGAAACAGGTAAGGATTTGGAAATGACTCAGTCTCAGTTTATTGACCTTACTAGAAAGAACATCAAAGGACAAATGGTGGATCTGATGTTCATGTTAACTATATATGCTCTCTATATTGGACTGAAAGCAAATGCCCCAGACGATGATGAAGATGCAGCGGTTAAGAATCAATACAAGTTTATGCTCAGAGCTGCTGATAAGATTAAGGACGAGTTGGCTTATTTCTATGATCCTACTAGTTTAACTAGTCTTGTTTCTTCTGGTATATTCCCATCAATTAGTTATTTGAATAACTTCAAGAAACTCATAATGAACTTTAATACTGAAATGTTTGGTATGGCTGTAGGTGATGAGGAACTTGTAGAGAAAACCAAGGTGATTAAATACCTAATGAAATCATTCCCTATAAGTAACCAAGCTGCTGGTATGCTTCCTATGTTCTATCCAGAGTTGGCTAAAGATCTTGGTATCAGAGCACAGTCACAAGCTAGACCAGTTACCTTATAAAATGGTACATGTATAGCTATATTATATCCAATTTTTTTTCGTAACTCATTGAAAATCATTAATAATCACTAATTTTACAACTATGCGTATTGCTACAATTTGTCCAACCTGTGCTACACTAGTAAATGCCCTTTGTGTCATTTATGATGGTGACTATCTAGCTAATATTGGAGCTCAACCTGGAGATACACTTGAAGATATTCTTGCTAAAATAAATGCAGCTCTTCCAAGTACAACTACTACTAGCACAAGCACAAGCACAAGTACTAGTACCAGTACAACTAGCACTACAACTAGTAGCTCTAGTACAACTACCACTACTACTACTTCTGCACCATAATGATATGAATGTCACTTGTGGAACATATTCATGTCCAGTATTATTAAATAGCACCTGCGTGTTCTACGAAGGTGCTAATTTAATATACATAAATGTTAACTCAAATGACAACATTCAAACTGCATTGGAAAAGGTGAATGATAAGGTTAGGGAGCTTGAGGAAAGATTGAGGATTTTAGAATCCTAATAAGTTCATATAATAAAATTTATATATAATGATTGTTGGTTGTGAAGCAACTCCTTGTCCTGTTATATTAAATGCCACTTGCGTATTTTACGAAGGTGAGAATTTGATATATACAGGCATTAATACTAATGACAACTTGCAAACTGCACTCGAAAAGATCGATGCTAAGTTTCAAGATGCTACTATTGGGTATATATTTGACAACGGAATCATTCAACTTTCTCCTGGTCAACCAGTAAAACTAGGGGGTGCTCTTATAGAAGATACAGTAATCAATAGTGCAGGATATACATTTACCCTTACAGGGTCTATTGAAACTGCTGCTTTCATTACAACAGGTGGAACTTCTAATGATTTTGTTAAAGGAGATGGATCTTTAGATTCAACATCTTACCAGCCTGCTGGTAATTACATCACCAACCTCACTGGTGATGGTACAGCATCTGGTCCAGGCAGTGTTCCATTTACACTAGCCACTGTGAATGTTTCTCCAGGAACATTTGGATCTTCTACAACTGTTCCTGTTGTAACAGTGAACGGTAAAGGATTAGTAACAAACATTACACCAGTACCAATCAATCTCCCATCAGACATCATCATTCTCCAAGGAGATGTTTCTGGTGTTGGTAACACAGGAGTTCCTCTGACAACCACCCTTGCTACAGTTAACAGTAATGTGTATGGATCAAATACACCTCTAAAGTTTGCTGTAAACGCAAAAGGATTGGTAACCTCCGCTGCTCCCTTGACAGCTGGAGACATTATTGGATTATTGGGATATACACCAGTTCCAGACTCTAGAACTATTACAATCAATGGTGTCACTAGAGATCTCACTGCAGATAGAACTTTTAATGTTGGTACAGTTACAAGTGTACAGGCAGCAGTTCCTCCTGCATTTTCTGTAACCACTCCTCCAATTACAAGCTTTGGAACAATTAATATTGTTGCAACAGGTAATACATCTGAATATATTAGAGGAGATGGTGCTCTAGCAATTTTTCCAGTTACAACATCTGGAACTGCAGGAAGTTCTGGAACAAGTGGAACCTCAGGTAGCTCTGGTACAACAGGTACATCAGGAAGTTCAGGAAGCTCATCTACCTCTGGATCTAGTGGTACAAGTGGCACTACAGGAACTAGTGGTAGTAGTGGAACAAGTGCTACATCAGGAACATCAGGAACCTCAGGCACTACAGGAACCTCTGGTACCACGGGTACTTCTGGAACGACAGGAACCTCTGGTAGTTCTGGAACCTCTGGTAGTACAGGTACGTCTGGAACCTCTGGCACTTCTGCAACAAGTGGTACAAGCGGAACTAGTGCTACAGATGGAACAGGGGGTACAAGTGGTACATCAGGTACGTCAGCAACTAGTGGAACTAGTGGTACAACAGGAACTAGTGGGTCTAGTGGCACCAGTGGAACAAGTGGTTCATCTGGTACTGATGGTAGTGGTGGTACAAGCGGTACATCTGGCTCATCAGGAACAGATGGAACTAGTGCAACATCAGGAACTAGTGGTACTACAGGTACCTCAGGAACCTCTGCAACTAGTGGAACATCAGGAACATCTGGCATCTCTGGTACGGATGGTTCAGGAGGAACAAGCGGTACATCAGGTACATCTGCCACTTCAGGTTCATCAGGATCTTCTGGAACTAACGGTTCTGCAGGAACATCTGGTACAAGTGGTACGAGTGCTACAAGTGGTTCATCTGGAAGCTCAGGATCTTCTGGCTCAAGTGGAACTACTGGTACATCAGGAACTGCTGGTACGAGTGGTACATCTGGAACAAATGGTTCAGCTGGTAGTAGTGGAACTAGTGGAACATCAGGAAGTAGTGGAACTACAGGGACTTCTGGTACCGCTGGAACATCAGGAACAACTGGTACTAGTGGAACGTCAGGGTCTAGTGGAACTTCTGGAACATCTGCAACCAGCGGAACAAGTGGAACTAATGGTACTGGAGGAACTAGTGGTACCACAGGCACATCAGGAACGAGTGGTACTAGTGGCACAAATGGATCTGGGGGCACTTCAGGAACAAGTGCAACTAGCGGAACTAGTGGAACAAGTGCTACATCAGGTACTTCTGGTACAGCAGGAACAACAGGTACATCTGGATCTTCAGGTTTGAGTGGTGATAGATTTGCCACAACATCAACATCAACATATACATTAGGAGCTGTAGGTACAACGGGAACTATTACAGTGGGAACAGGATTAGCATATACAATTGCTCAGTCTATTATTGTTGCCTACGATGCTAACAATCACGTAGAAGCTGAGGTTACATCTTATAACCCAGCAACTGGCTCATTGAGCTTTATTGTATTTAGGCTTACAGGGTCTGGTACATATAGCACATGGCAAGTAAACCTTGATGGTGCTACAGGGGGAGATGGTTCAAGTGGATCATCAGGTACAAGTGGTACGTCTGCAACAGCAGGCACTTCGGGCACTACAGGTACCTCAGGATCAAGTGGGTCTTCAGGAACTACAGGTACATCTGGTACATCTGGCAGTCCTGGTACATCTGGAACCAGCGCTACTAGTGGAACATCTGGAACTACGGGTACTTCGGGCACCACAGGAACTAGTGGTACCTCTGGCTCTTCAGGCACTTCAGGAACTAATGGGTCTGGAGGAACAAGCGGAACCAGTGGAACTACAGGCACATCTGGAACAGCAGGTTCTTCTGGTACAAGCGGTACAAGTGCAACCTCTGGAAGCTCAGGTACAAGTGGCACCAATGGAACAGGTGGAACATCTGGTACAAGTGGTACCACAGGTACATCTGGTTCAAGTGGAACATCAGCCACATCAGGATCAAGCGGTTCTAGTGGATCTTCTGCCACCTCTGGTACATCTGGCACATCTGGTACAAACGGTAGTGCTGGATCAAGTGGATCTAGTGGAAGCTCTGGTAGCTCAGGATCATCTGGTACAGCTGGTACAGCAGGTAGTCCAGGTACATCTGGTACATCAGGCTCTAGCGGCACTACAGGAACTAGTGGTACATCTGGCACTACAGGTACAAGCGGTACAACAGGTACTTCTGGAACTAGCGGATTGTCTGGATCTAGTGGTACAAGTGGAACAAACGGTACTGGTGGTACATCAGGAACTTCTGGATCTTCTGGCACTGCTGGTAGCTCAGGAACAGCAGGAAGCAGTGGAACTAGCGGAACTGCAGGCACTTCAGGCACTAATGGCTCAGGAGGAACTAGTGGAACAAGCGGAAGCAGTGCCACATCTGGAACCTCTGGAACAACAGGAACTAGTGGCTCTTCAGGAACAGCAGGTTCAAGTGGTACATCTGTAGCTGTAGCTGGTACGCCAGAATATATAGTGAAGTTTACATCATCTACAACAATTGGCGATAGTAAAACATGTCAAAAGACTAACGGTGACCTATGTGTCAACCTAGTTGGTGGCAGTGGTGTTGATGTTGGTAAGGGTGGTGGAAGTATTGCTTCTAACACAATAGTAGGAACTAATGCTCTACAATACAATTCTACAGGAGTACAAAACACAGCTGTTGGATTATATGCTTTAAGAAATAACAATATAGGTACTTTTAACACAGCTATGGGTTCCCAAGCCCTAAGAGCCAATACTTCAGGAACAGGTAATACAGCTGTAGGTCATCAATCTCTTTATAAAAATACAACCGGTATTTCAAATACTGCTGTTGGTCAAGGTGCTTTAATATGTAATACTGTTGGAAACAGCAATACAGCTGTTGGTAGAGAAGCATTAAACTTAAACACAGCATCAAATAACACAGCATTAGGATTTAGTGCGTTAAGAAATAATACTACTGGTACAGACAACACAGCAGTAGGTAGGCTAACTTTATCAAACAATACAGTAGGTGCTAGTAACGTAGCAATAGGAGGTTTATCTTTACTTAATAATACATCAGGTGCAACGAATACCGCAATAGGTGCCAGTACATTAAGGTATAATACAGTAGGTACAAATAATATAGCAGTTGGATTAAACGCTTTGTTTTGTAATACAACTGGTAATTGCAATTTAGCTATTGGAATTAATGCTTTATACTGTAACACAGCCTCAAACAACACAGCAGTCGGATTCTGTGCATTAAGAAGCAATACTACTGGTACTTATAACACAGCTATAGGAAGAAGTTCTCTAGCTTCTAATACTATAGGCACCTACAACTCAGCATTAGGATTTTATGCACTTATAGGTAATACAACCGGTAATTGTAACTTAGCAGTAGGAGTAAACGCACTACGATGTAATACTGTAGGAGGTAATAACATAGCATTAGGTGTACATGCACTTTGTTTAAATACAGCATCATCCAACACAGCAGTAGGTGCTAGCGCATTAAGAAATAATACAACAGGAGTATTTAATACAGCAGTTGGATTTAATACACTTCTTAGTAATACCACAGGATATAGTAATACAGCTGTTGGGTACAGAACACTACAATGTAACACAAGAGGACTTGATAACACGTCTATAGGTACACTTTCTTCCTGCTGTAACACAACAGGATGTTACAACACTGTAGTTGGATCTTCAGCACTTAGGTATAATACAACAGGAAACAGTAATGTAGCGATGGGTTTCTTTGCCCTTCGTCAAAACACAGCATCAAACAATACAGCAGTTGGATTCTGTGCGTTAAGAAGTAATACCACAGGAAACAGTAACATAGCTTTAGGTCCTTATGCATTAAGAAAAAACACTACTGCCTGTGCTAACGTTGCGATAGGAACAAGTGCACTAGAAAATAATACGACTGGAACTAATAACACAGCAGTCGGTACACTTGCCTTATACACTAACGTTGTAGGTACTAATAACACTGCTCTTGGTAGAAACGCTTTGTTTGCCAACACAGCCTCAAACAACACAGCAGTCGGGTTCTGTGCATTAAGAAGTAATACAACTGGTACAGTTAATACAGCTATAGGTACCGATGCATTATCTTCAAACACATCTGGTGAACGAAATATAGCAATCGGTGCTAATGCTTTACAGAATAATTTAATAGGAAATCGTAATACAGCTATTGGTCAGGGTTCGTTGTATAAAAATACAGCATCATATAACACTGCTGTCGGATATTTTACTTTAGCATGTAACACTACTGGTATTAGTAATACAGCAGTGGGTGTAAGAGCATTAACAAAAAATACAATAGGTGTAGGAAATATTGCAGTGGGCGGAGGTGCATTACAATATAACTTGTCAGGAACATGCAATACTGCTATAGGTTTACAATCGTTATTATGCAATACAGCAGGTGTTAACAATACTGCTATTGGCCATCAATCACTTTATTGCAACACAGCATCAGCCAATACAGCAGTCGGTTTTTGTGCATTAAGAAGTAATACAACAGGTGCATATAACGTTACTATTGGTGTAAGCTCACTTAAAAATAATACGACAGGTGCCGCTAATACAGCTGTAGGTGTAGATGCTTTATATTCTAATACTGTAGGTCTTAACAATACAGCCTTAGGCAGAAGTGCATTACTTTGCAATACAGCATCAAATAACACAGCAGTTGGTTTACAAGCTTTAAGGAGTAATACAACAGGTACTTCAAACACGGCTGTTGGTTTACAAGCATTATTTTCTAATACAGTAGGTATAAATAATGCAGCGTTTGGTCATGGAGCTCTTTTCAATAATACAACAGGATACAACAACAATGCTTTTGGTAATTCAGCATTAGCAAATAACACAGTAGGTGCTAATAACACCGCTATGGGTCAAACAGCACTGTATAAAAATACTACAGGTGTTAACAACGTAGCAATTGGTAGAGAAGCACTTACACAAAACTTAGTTGGAGCGTGTAATACTGCTCTTGGAACAAGAGCTCTTGAATGTAATTTAGCATCAAACAACACAGCAGTCGGGTTCTGTGCATTAAGAAGTAATACTACTGGTACTAGTAATGTAGCAATAGGAGGTAATGCTTTATTATCTAATACAATTGGTGGTTCAAATGTCTCTATAGGTTTTTGCTCATTAGTTAATAACACTTCAGGCGGTAATAACACAGCAATAAACAGATACTCATTACTTTATAATACCACAGGTGCTAATAATACCGCGGTGGGTGTTGCTAGTTTGTTTGCTAATACTGTTGGTACTTCTAATACTGCTATAGGTGTTGACTCGTTAAGATGTAACACAGCATCAAACAATACAGCAGTAGGTTTCTGCTCATTAAGAAGTAATACTACTGGTGCATACAATACAGCGTTGGGCTGTAGAGCATTAGTTTGCAATACAATAGGAAACCAAAACACAGGATTAGGTGTTAATGCATTGTTTAGTAACACAACAGGTGTTTGTAATACTGCTGTAGGTGTAAATGCCTTAAATTCTAATACTGTAGGTAGTAATAATACAGCAGTAGGTCTTCAAGCCCTCTATTCAAACACAGCCTCAAACAACACAGCAGTTGGTTTTTGTGCATTAAGAAGTACTACTACTGGTATAGACAACGTAGCAGTAGGAGTCTGTGCATTAGAAGCAAATACAATAGGAAGTGACAATACTGCTATTGGTTCTTTAGCATTAGCAAGTAACACTACAGGAACTCTCAATATAGCTATTGGTAGACTTGCTTCAGAAAAAAATACAACTGCAGTCAATAATATATCTATAGGTGTTGAAGCTCTTAGATGTAACACAACAGGCTGTAATAACGTAGCAATAGGTAGAAGCGCTTTAAGAGTAAATACAGGCAGGTATTTAACAGCAGTAGGTGACAGAACATTATATTCAAACACATCAGGCACAGGAAACTCTGCATTTGGTAGAACAGCTCTATTTACTAATACAACAGGAATAAATAACACTGCTGTTGGATATTCATCACTACAACAAAACGTTACTGGAGGCGGTAATACTGCTGTAGGGTTTTATTCTCTACAAGCAAATACAGCATCCGATAATACAGCAGTAGGATTTTGCGCATTAAAAGCTAATACTACTGGATATCAAAACACCGCTACTGGAAACCTAGCGCTCTCCTGTAACACTATTGGTTACGGCAACACAGCAATGGGATTCTGTGCATTACGCTGTAATACAACAGGTGCAGGAAATACTGCAGTAGGTAAAGGCGCTTTAAATCTCAACACTACTGGTCTTTGGAATACAGCTGTTGGAGATAGAGCTTTAAATTCTAATGATGTAGGTAGAGCAAATATTGCCGTTGGGCAGTTTGCAATGCAATTTAATAGCAACGGTAAGTATAATATTGCAATTGGTAATAGTTCTGCTGCTAACTTTTATGCTGGTACAGATAATAATATTGTTATAGGAGACAACGCTACAACTTCTGCAATAGATAATCACACCGTATGGGGTAACGCAAACAACAACGTTTGCAACTGCGTATATGCAGCTTGGTCTGTAGTGTCAGACTGTCGTGATAAGACAAATATTAAACCTCTTCCAGATGGTTTAGGTCTCAACTTCATTAAGAAGATTAAGCCTGTAACCTACAATTGGGACAACCGTGATAACTATGTTAAGGAGTGTGGGTTTGAGTATGGAACAAAAGATGGTACGCTGTCTGGTGTAAGAGAACATTATGGAGTGATAGCTCAGGATGTGAAAGCTGCTATAGATGAGCTAGGAGTAAAGTTTGATGCTCTGGGACATGATGAAGATAAAGATGCCTATCGTGTAACATATGAAGAACTCATAGCACCAATTATCAAAGCTATACAAGAGCTAGATGGAAGAGTGGAAAATCTAGAAAAAAGTTGTGGAAATAAATAAAACTACATATATTTGCCTATGCGTAGAGTGCTCATAGGTACACCCTCATATGATGGAAGGATAGATGTTTGGTTTGCAAACTCGCTCTTGGGTACGGTTAAACTGGCTTATGAAAAGGAAATATTTGTCCACGCCATCTATACAAGCTATGACAGTCTCATCCAAAGAGCTAGAAACAGTCTATTTAGACTTGCTATGGAGGGAGGGTATGACGATCTGTTCTTTATAGATTCTGATGCTGAATGGGAACCAGAATGGTTTTTCAGGCTTTTGGATAGACCAGAACCATTTATAGGTGGGGCTCTTGTAAAAAAGAGTGATAAGAATGAGGGGTATACAGTGAAGTTGATGGACAAAACTCTTAAGAAGTCTAAGGATGAAAAGCTTATAGAAGTGGATGGTGTAGGTACTGGCTTCCTCAAAATAAGTAGATTTGCATTGGAGAAGCTTTGGGATATAAGTGATGAGTATATGAGTGAAGGTGAAAAGCATAGAATGGTGTGTGACATAAAGGTGGAGAATGGTGATCTTATATCTGAAGACTACATCCTTTGTAACAAGTGGAAATCCTTAGGATATAAGGTGTGGTTAGATCCAACCATTACACTCAACCACATAGGAACAAAGAAATTCAAGGGTGATTTTAATACCTTTATAACAAAACACGGATATGTTTGATAAACCAATGGGCGGTACAGAGCTTATGTATAATGAACTCATGAGAAGACTGCCTGAAGAATATAAAGACAAATGGTCTATATTCAACTACATAGGAGATGCTGACTTTGAAAAACCTACCATCTATTGGAACCAGTTGAGCTATGACCAACAGGCTGTACAATGGTTGACAGATCCTAAGAACGTTGAAGCAATTGATCAGTTTGTTTTTGTAAGTCACTGGCAATCAGAATATTATAGGAAACTATTCAACATTCCTGGATACAAAACTTCTGTTATAAAGAACGCTTGTGTTGGTGTAGAACCACGTAAACCAGGAGAAAGAGATATAGTGAAGCTTTGTTATACGTCCACACCCTTCAGAGGACTTGATGTTCTTCTAAAGGCATGGGATATACTTAAGCTTAAAAACTGTGAACTACATGTTTTCTCTAGCTGTAAAATATATGGAGAAGACTTTGCTTCTACAGAAGATCCTAAATATACAGACTTATATAACGCCTGTCTAAACACAGAAGGAATTGTATACAGAGGATCTATTCCTAACGAGGAGCTGAGGAAGGAACTTTCCAGCTTTGACATTTTAGCCTATCCCTGTACATTTGAGGAAACCTCTTGTATAGCTGTGATAGAAGCTCTGTCAGCTGGTCTAAGGGTGGTAACAAGTAACATAGGAGCACTGCCTGAAACTACAGAAGGATGGGCAACTATCTATCCCTATCTGATGGATAAGGATAAACATGCTGAGGTGTTTGCTTCCATTCTTAAGAAAGAAATAGAAGCTGTGAGAAACGGAATGCACCTTGAAGAACAAGTGAAGACATATGCTCCTAAGTGGAGCTGGGACAATAGAATAAACCAATGGACAAACTATTTAGACACATTGACCCCAAAAGAGCTTTAGACATAGGGGCACATGTAGGTTCTTTTACTAAAGAACTCTACTATAAATTCCCTGAGTGTCAAATAGTTATGATAGAGGCTAACAAAAACTGTGAGCCCTATCTAAGACTGCTGGGTAAGCCCTACGAAATTGTAGCTCTGTCTGATAAAAATGGAACAGCTGAGTTACATATAGAGGATGTAAATCCAATTGGTACAGGAAGTTCCTTGTATAAGGAGAACACCAATTGGTACACAGAGGGTAAAACACAGACAGTGATTACAAAGCGCCTAGATGATTGCAACTACTTTGATGGAGCTCCTATAGATTTCATTAAACTAGATGTACAAGGTTCTGAGTTAGACATAATTAGAGGTGGTGAGAATACAATAAAAAATACTACCTTTGTAATGATGGAGGTGTCCTTACTTGAATACAATCAGGGAGCACCTCTCATGGATGCTGTGGTGAACAAGATGATAGACCTTGGGTTTTATATTGTAGATATTGTTGACTACCATTGTTCTAACGGCATCATCTTCCAATTGGACTTATTATTTAAAAACTTAAAACAATAATTAGCTATGAAAATGCTTTTTGCAAAGATCAATCCCGTTGCTGAAATTCCTGAAATGGAATCTCCTTTTGCCTATGATGTTAAAACAGCTGACTATCTAACAGCGGTAGCATCTCCTTATCGCTTAGGTGCTGAAGAAGTGAGCTTTAGTCTCATCTATGGTACTGCTACATTTGATGCTGAAGGAAACATGGAAACCTTCAAACGTCTGTTGGGCGGTAGCCTCAACTTGGGTGCTCCTTACATTCAAGAGTGGGGTATTGATGACACTGTAATTCTTGGCACTATTTGTGAGCAAGTAGGAACAGAAGCTGTTGAGTTTATTGAAGGAAATCCAAAGGACTTCAATCCATTCTAATTGAACATTAAAACCAACAAACATAATGGTCAAGAAGATATTCTACAACAGCTCTCTCCCAAGAGCTGGAAGTACCCTTATTCAAAACATTCTAGCACAGAATCCAGAGATTCATTCCACTCCTACATCTGGCATCTTTGAGATGTACACAAATGCCCGTAACTATTTCTCTAACGGATTAGAGTTTAAGGCACAGGATCAACAACTCATGGAAGCAGGGTTTAAGGGAATGTTGAAAGATGGACTCTATGGATTCTATAATGCTATAACAGAACGTCCGTATGTTATGGAAAAATCTAGGGGTTGGGCAATGGAGCGTGATTTTCTTCATGCCTTTGATCCCAACCCCAAGATTATTTGCATGATTAGGGACATCCGTGCTATATATTCTTCTCTAGAGAAGAAGTATAGACAGAACCCTTTGGTGGACACAAACATTGCTAACTGGGGAAACCTAACAGGTACCACCACAGATAAGCGTATGGTGGTGTGGTCCAACAATCCTCCTATTGGTCCAGCTCTGGACCGATTATACCAGACACTCGTAGCTGGTACACATCAACACATCCTATTTATTAAATTTGAAGAACTGTGTATAGATCCTAATGCGCAACTAAAGCGCATCTATGACTATCTAGAGATTCCGTTCTTCCAACATGACTTCAAAAATATTCAACAATACTCCACAGAAGATGATAAGTGGTATGGAATATTTGGAGATCATGTCATTCGTGGTGAACTCAAACCTGTAAAGGATGATTATCGTGAAGTGTTAGGACCTAATGCTTGTAAGATAATAGAGGACAGTTATAGATGGTTCTTTAATGATTTTGGATATAAAATATAACCAATGAACGTAGGATATAAAACAGAAGCAGAAGCAGAAGAAAAACTAACAGTGTTAGAAGACCGTTCTGTAGATAGTAATAAGTATGTTGTATGGCACATCGAAGGTGGGTTAGGAAAGAACATAGCAGCAACATCTCTTATAAAGGATGTGAAAGAACGCTATGCTGATAGAAAACTCATTATGGTGGTATCCTATCCAGAGATATTCCTAAACAACCCTAACATACACAGGGTGTATAGAGTGGGTTCCACTTCTTACTTCTATGATGATTATATAAAGGATAGGGACACTATTGTATTTCGTCATGAGCCTTATTTCCAAAGTGACCACATCATGCGTAAGAAGCATCTGATACACAACTGGTGTGACCTGCTTGATGTTTCTTATAAAGAACAGCTTCCTCAGCTTCATCCCAATGCTGTACAGAAGATGTTGCAATACAACTGGCAAAGAGAAAAACCTGTAATGGTAATACAAACTAATGGAGGTTCATTTAATAGTACATTCTCTTATGCTTGGACTAGAGACATGCCTTATGAAGTAGCTGTGGCTATTGCTGAGCGTTATAGTAACACTCATCACATTATACAGGTGACTAGACCAAACACCAATCTGATTCCTAATGTAGAACATGTAACACAACAAATGTCCAACTTTGAAATGTTCTCCATCCTTGCCACATCTCAAAAACGTGTGTTAATAGATTCTTTCTTACAACATGCTGCAGCAGGAATGGGACTTTCTTCTACAGTGTTATGGGTAGGAACATCTCCTGTCAACTTTGGATATAAGATGCACAATAATATTGTCGCTAAAGATCCTCCTGGCACTACAAAGCTTATAGATAGCTACATCTTTGATTATTCCTTTGAAGGAACTGTTCACGAATGTCCTTACAACAGTATAGAGGAAATGTTTGACATTAATAACATATTGAAAACTATATGATTATTGCACTCTTTGGACAACCACATAGTGGTAAGTCAACAATAGCAAACCAGTTTCCTTCTTATAAAAATATAGATGGGGACAAGCTCAGAGAGTTATTTGCTAACAAGGACTATAGCAGAGAAGGACGTATTAGAAACTTGAACAGAGCTAGTGATATTGCTCACTACCTACATAGTCATGGTAATAACATCACTCTATCTCTTGTATATCCATATAAAGAAGCTCGAGACTATCTCAACAGTCTCACAGAAGATGTGTGTTGGATATATTTAACATATGAAGGAGAAAGAGGAAGAGAGAAGTTTCATGTTCAAGACTTTGAACAACCTTCAGAAGAAGAAGCTTTGTACATTGATACATCTTCCTTATCTTTGGATCATTGTGTACAACTAATAAACAACTACATCAATGCAAAACGTTCTAGCAAAAGCAGCAAGTAAATCAGGACAATGGGCAATGTTCATTGGTAGATGGCAACCATGGCACGAAGGACACAGATGGTTGATTGACCAAGCATTTAACGAAGATAAAAAGGTGCTCTTGTGTATAAGGGATGTTCCTGTGGATGAGAAGAACCCCTGGTCTGCTATTGAAGTGATGATGAACCTCACTAACGAACTAATAGATCTTGTTGAGGAAGGTAAGTTGAGAATCATCATCATCCCTGATATTGAATCTATCAATATTGGTAGAGGAGTGGGTTATGATGTTATAGAACATGTTCCTCCTGCAGACATACATGACATCTCTGCTACAAAGATTAGAGAACAAATGAAAGCAGAGGGTAAGTTATGATGCAAGTAGAAAGAAAACGACACATAGCTAAAACTGTTAGCTACCGCCTCATAAGTACACTCATTGGTGTTCTCACTATGTTTATTGTAACAGGATCTATAAAAGCAGGTGCTGCATTTGGTGTGGCTGAGTTGTTATGGAAACCTATACAATACTACATCCACGAACGTATATGGTATAAGTGGATTAGATATGGTTTAAAAGGACAAAAACAACCTGACTAGCATCTATCTTCTGGTGGCATTCAAACTGTCTGTCTGTTCCCTTGTGTTCAGGACACCAGTCCCAATCTCCTGCATCAAATCTTACGTCTTCTCTATTCCAACACCCGTGACAAACATTTTTGTTTGTAATTCTAATACAATCAAACTCGTGGTTATCTTCAGTGAAATTACTGATCATAACCACTTTTTTATTCATAGCCCAGGCTAACCAACTAAGTCCACTAGATAGTCCTATGAACAGATGACTGTGATGAATGATATTCATAGTGTTCTCTATGGATGCATCTTCTATCTGCTCACAATTGTCAAAAGGATTCTTCTCCTTAGATACATTGATAACATTGTATCCCTTCTCGTGTAGGAAGTTTATTACAAGCTGCCATCCTTCCTTGGTCCAGAACTTACATCCAGAGGTAGAATTTGTAGCTATTGTAACATATTTACCATATAAATTGTTACGAGGAGTGAACGCAATTCTTGGTTTAAGTTCTTGATAATCAAGACCTAAGATGTTAGTGGCTGCCTCTTGGAGGTTTACAGTGTTGCACAAAGCTGGTTCTTTATCTGGATTGTAGAACCAACCTATGCTATACATACCAAATATACTTTCAGCCCTCTGACCAGGCTCAATAAACTCAAGCTCTGGATAGACATCCTTGAACAGGAAGTTCTTAAACGTGCTCACTATTACATGGCAGTTGTGTTTCTTCTTAAACTCTAGCACATATGGCATCCAAGCTATTGTGTCTCCTAAGGATTGACTATCAAATGCTATGTAAACACGTTGGTTTGTATAGTCTAGAGTGTATTCATAATAAGGAACATCATCTTTCCACATCTTAATCGTCCACTTGGTGAACCACCTCCTATTTAGCTTAATCCAGTTCTGGACACCTATTGTGTTTCTGTAATGACACACACCTGCTTCATCGTAATATTCCACTCTAAACTTGCTCTTAGATCTTCCCTTGATTTCAAGGAATGGTTCTAATACAAAGTTGTGATCAATTGTCACATGTTCGCTAGATTGTACAACATTTTGTACAACTTTCTGATAGATGGTAAGATGTGTAAGAGCAAATTCAAGCTCCTGGTTCTCAGGAATGTTATAAGTCTTTAGGTTCTTAAGCTGCTCATACACCTGTTCTTTCAGCTTAGATGGATCTAAATCAGTAATATATTTCGTAAACATGTCTCCATACTGAGGAAGATTCCTAGCAATGATCGGTAGTCCATGCCCTATGGCTTCTCTAATCACTAATGGATTGCATTCAAATGTACTGTTGAACAGGAACAAATCAGATCCTGCCATAAACTCATCTACATCATTACGCTCTCCCCATACATGTACATTATCAGGAAGGTCTTTCATCAGGGGCTCCCAGTAGTGCTGGAAGTTACCAGCTTGGTTACCTACAAAGTGGAAATGTACATCTGGTATTTGTCTAGCTAGTTCTACAGCTTCTCCTTGATTCTTGCCAGGTGTCCATAGTCCTACATTGAGCACATGCATTCCCTCTCCAAACATAAATTTAGTGGCCTCCTTCTTCTCTATAGGAAACTCCACTACATACTTAGGAGAAGGCATGTTTGCAAATGTCTTTAGATGATGTGGTGTACAGAACATGTAGCTGTCTGGGTGGAAGCGCTTCTCAATGTCTGGCTTGAATATAATGTTGTGACATGTCTCAATCATCCTCCATGTCCTATCTGGAGCATACAAAGCTTCTCTCAGGGATTCTGGCCAATTGTTCCAGCCATCTTCCACCATTTCTTCTATATGTACAACATCAATATTATTATTCTTGATGATGTCCATCACCTCCATCTTATCCTCTCCCAGTGTCCAGAAGTGACGCACTAACTTTTTTATCTGATCTTTTTGTACAACAAAGTGATCGCTGTGATTGGAATATTCCACAACATAGATTTCTACATTTGTGTGAGCCTGCAAAGCCTGTATTCTTCTCAAGAGAAAGGCAGGCATCCCACCAGTGGATAGATGTGGTGCTATGAATAGTATTCTTAAGTAATTCTTCTGGCGTTCTAACATCTTATACATAGTGGCAGCATCCTTCTCTCCATGATAGAATAACAACTCATTCACTGAGGCTGGTGTAGATACAAAATGACCAATCTGTTTTTTATATCCAGCAAACTCTACATTGTTCACTCTATCTAGAGATGCGTTCATGTAGATGTAAGGAAGCCCTTTGAGCCCTTTCTGAGCCCATAAGAGAATGTTAGCTATTGTTTCTTCGTGGTAGGGAGCATAATATTGTGGATTTTGTAACACTTTAGGATGATTACACATCCACCACCACTCATCCAAGAACTCTATACACCACTGTCCAGCCACAAAATAGCCCGTCTGTCTGTATTTATCTCTTATATATTGGTTTACACCAAACAGCTCACATGCTGGATGTTCAAGACTTGTAGACATGTCATCTCTACTTTCTACACCACCTCTACCATTAATAATCATCCATTCGTATATCCCTTCTGTGAAATATGGATAGTTGTTCTTGGATGGGAAATAGTCAAATATTCTGTCTACATACCTGGTAGCTACACTATCAGCATCTACATATGCCACCACCTTAGCATACTTCAGTGCATCTTTAACAATGCATGGACGCTGGATGAGCATATTGTAAACATCTATGTTAACCCTATCAATATATTTCTGCTGAGGGAGGTCTTTTGTTTTACAATCCCAACGGAAAGTGATAGCTCCATCTATATCTATATCTGAGTTGAGCATGTATACCATCACTGGGAAACTACTAAATGTCCTGATAGAAGCTACACAGGCTAATACAGTTTCTTTATAACTCTCTGTAGCATAGAGTACATAAGCTTTTTCCCATCTTCTGTCCTCATTGACATAGTACCCATACCACTGATTGTCATACAGTTTTATCAATCCTGGATAGCGTTCTAACATTACATCTGGTGTAAGGTCTGCTTGGTGATGAGTTTCATACTCGTTCCCATACTCCTCACCATCCTGAGGCATCATATAGGGAACTGCCACAAGAAATCTTTTATCTATTAGGTTAAAGTGTGTAAGTAGATCTGTAGCTTTCTCTGTGTGAACATGTTCAAGAACATCTCCTAGAATGATAAAGTCATAGGACATTACATCAAATGTTAGGATGTCTCCAACATAAACATTGTCATATTTAGACCTCAGGTTAAACTGGTCTATATAAGGAGCCCATATTTCTACAGCATCCATTCTATATCCTAAATTCCTTAGCAAGTCTGAATATGTTCCCTGTCCAGGACCTACATCTAGAATGCGTGTTCCTGTAGGAATATTGTCTATAAACCACTGTTTTATGTCAGATTTGAAATAAGAATAACTGTTTGGCATAAGTGGTTCAAAGGTAGAAAAAATATTTGGTAGTTTCAAATTAATTACATAGATTTGCTTCAATAAGTGTAATGTGCACTTTACGCTATATTATGCAAAAAAGCATACAAAAAACATTCCTCTATAGTTGTTAGTAGGAGTGTTTTACTTTTTATAAATTTATCCCTTCACCATAACTAAATAGCATTTCCCTATCTACAGGATAGGTATGTGCTATTTTTACATTATGTAAGAACATGAAAGACAATCCTACAGTTGCAGTGATAAAATCTTGGATATTCCCAGGACTTGTATCATTAGTTTCCATCATGATCTGGAACGACGTGAATGAGATCAAAGCTGATGTAAAGGCATTGATGGCTCAGTCAAACATTGACAAAACTCGTATAGATAATCTAGAGAGGAATGTATATAAGACAGTTACAAATCACCCTGATGAAAATCCAATGATGATATTGGCTAGATTTGAAGGTGTTCTTCCAAAAAATAAAGAAATAGATGAAGACTAGTTATATTATAAACTCAGTTGTAATTCTATTTGCCATCATCATGCTCTATAGAACAGAATGTGGCAAGCCTGTTGTTCCAGGTGAGACAATTAAAATCGATGGAAAAAAGTATGAGGTGATCAAACAAGTGATTGATACTCAATACATTAAAGTGAAAGAAACCAAATACAAGAAAGGAGAGGACATCTATCATGACACTACTATTTATCTACCTGTGCCTGTGCTTGACTCTGCACAGATTGATTCGATACTCTCGCAATTTTATGCAAAAAACACGTTCAAAGACACTATGAAGGTGGGTAAGTTTGGACAGATATATATAGATGATACAGTGCAATATAATAAACTTGTAGGTAGAGCTATGTCTGCAGACTTACAATTTCCTTCTGTAACCAATACAATCACTGTAAAAGAGAAACCTAAAGCACAACTATACCTAGGTGGTAGAGTGGATTATTTACAAGGACAAGGAATCCAAAGTCCTTCAGTTGGAGTGATGGTTAAAACCAAACGTGATAGGTTATATGGAGCATCTGTAGGAATTGGTAATAACCAAAGGACTGTATACGGACTTAATATGTATATAAAATTATTCTAATATGATAAAGAACTTTATTTGGAGCCTATTGGCTGAAGATGGAAAACTTAGCAGCAAGAGATTTGCTGGCTTAATATCAACACTTTTCCTATGCATCACCCTACTTTGGAATAGCTTCAGCGAAGAACATATTGCGCCTTCAACCATTCTTGTTGAGTGTGTTACAGCTGTAGCAATTGGTGCTCTTGGTATTTCAGCTGCCCAGACAATCTTCAAAAAACCTGAAGAAAAAGAATGAAGAATCTCTCAAAGGAAGAGCTCTTAAGTAGGCTTGAAGCAATCAATCGTTCCAATGCTATCATCTACTTTGACTTGGAAGGGTACATCTTGGGGATGAACTCAATCTTTCTCTTGGCAATGGGATATCAAGAGGAAGACCATAAGCAACTAATTGGAAAGCATCATAGTATTTTTGTAAGTTATGAGTATTCCAAATCTGATGAGTATAAAAAGTTTTGGGAAACGTTAAGAAGCGGCAAGTTTTTTGAAGGTGAATTTGAAAGGAAGAAGATGGATGGTGCACCTATATTTTTACAAGCAACCTACAATCCTATCTTTGATGAAAACAATGTCATCACAAAGGTGATGAAGATTGCGACTGACATAACAGAAACAATCAATTATAAGAACAAGATTGATGCTCTTTCTAAAGACTTGCAACTTGAGCTGGATAAGTCACAACAACTAAAAAACGCAATTGAGATAGAGAAGAACGCTGCTTTGAATGACTTGGATATACTGATGAAGAAGTCACAATCCGAGTTAATCAAGACAATTGTTGTAGTTGCTTTGGTAGTTATTATGGGTGTTGGTGTTGTAACAACTATTATGTATTGGATGGCTATGGTTACTGGCAGAGATACACAGATAATAGGGTCAACCTGGTCAAATATGTTTAGCGTACTATTGACCAACGCATTTTCAATAGTGGGAACAATTATGGGTATCAAATATGCCACTCAAGACGATGGTAAACAAAAAAAATAAAATATGAATCTGACAAAACTCAACACAATCATTCCAGCCACTGTAGCAGATCAAATCCCTGCTGTAATTGAGAAGTTTCAAATAAATACACCACTTAGGCTGGCTCACTTCTTGGCACAATGTGCTCATGAGAGTGGCAACTTCAAAGCTGTTAGTGAAAACCTTAATTATGGTGCAGCAGGACTGCGTTCTATATTTGGGAAATACTTTAAAGACGATGCATCAGCTAAGGCTTCTGAAAGAAAGCCTGAGAAGATAGCTAATAAAGTGTATGCTTCTAGGATGGGTAATGGAGATGAAGCTAGTGGAGATGGATTCAAGTTCAGAGGTAGAGGATATATTCAACTGACAGGTAAAGATAATTATTCAGCATTTGATAAAGTGGTAGATGATAACATCCTCAGTGCTCCTGAGTTGGTGGCTACCAAATACCCATTGTTATCAGCAGCCTGGTTCTGGAACAGTAGAAGTTTAAATGCTTTGGCTGATAAAGGAGCTACAGTGGCAGATGTTACAGCAATCACTAAGAAAGTGAATGGTGGTACTCACGGTCTTGATGACAGAATAAGTAAGTTTAAAACATTCAACGCAGCACTAGCATAAATTTAATAAGATGGCAAAAGGAAAATCATCAGGAGAAGCCAAGAAAATCAACTTTGGCAAACGTAAAAATGGAAAAGCTTCTAAAACTAGAGGTCCAAAAGACAAACCAGTTAAGAAATATGTAGGACAAGGTAAATAATCAATTTGATTAGAGTGGATTTAATTGACTTAGTTAAGCAAATTTAACATAGGTCATTGATAATCAAAACTTATTACATAAATTTGTGCAGTTATGGCTATTTTATCAAAACAAATAGGTTGGAGCCAAGAGAGTAATCTTCTTTGGGAACTGTTAAAAGAAGTTAACAGGCTTTCTGGTATAACGTCTACACTAAACAATATTACAGTTGATAGTGCTATAACCTATGCTGACAGTACAGGGTTAGATGCTTTTGCTAGACTTAGAGCATCTTTACCATTTACTATTGGAGACTATAAACATGTGTACGGACTAAATATAAATTTTCTTGACAAGTTAGCAAATGGGGGAACTGTTACGTTTCAACCAGATCAGTCAAGTGCTTTATTATCTACAACGTCAAATCCTGCAAGTAGTGCTATTCATCAGACAAAAGTCTATCATAACTATATTCCTGGAAAGAGCCAATTGATATTTTCAACTATTTGTTTTAAAGCAGCTGTTGTTAATGTTACAAAAAGAACAGGTTATTTTGATGATGATAATGGTATTTACTTTGAACAAAATGGTGCTGGTGTTTTAAGTTTTTGTGTAAGAACAAACACTAGTGGAACACCTAGTGATGCTTCTAAGGTTGCGCAGTCTTCATGGAACACTGATAAATGTGACGGTACAGGACCTTCAGGATATAATCTAGATATAACTAAAACACAGTTCTTTTATACAGATTTCACATGGCTTGGTCTTGGTAGAGTGAGGTGTGGATTTTTAGTTAATGGACAATTTATAATAGCCCATGAATTTAGAACATCAAACACAATTGATGTTCCTTATATGTCTAGTCCTAACTTACCTTTAAGATGTGAGATATTTAATACAGGAACTACAACAGGCGGTTCAATGAACCAAATATGCTCATCAGTAATAAGTGAGGGTGGTGATGCTGATGCTGGTCAAGACTGGTCAACATTAAATTCAACATTAAGAACAGTTGCTGCAGGAGATACACTTCCATTAATAGCAATTAGGTTAACCAATACATTTCAAAGCTATCCAAATAGACTTTTTGTTCGTTTACAGGAATTTAGTCTTTATTCTGTAAAGGAACCTCTTGTGTACAAAGTGATAAAGCTTCCAGATTCATCCTATTTAACTGGAGAAACTTGGGCTCCTGTAGATGCAAGGTCTGGGGTGGAGTATAGCGTAAATGCTACAGCATATACAGATGGTCTTACATTTGCTTCAGGATATGTTTCTGCTGCTGTTGGGAATAGAGGAGCTGTGAATGCTGATGCAAATGCATCAGACGCAAGACAGAATTACATTTCACAAAACTACGACTCTACAGATTCAGAAATTTATATAATTGCAGTGACTAATATTGGTACTACATCTACAACAGCAGGCGCTTCTGTTCAGTGGAGAGAAATATATTAAATTAATTTAAAATGGCAATACCAAGTAGACAAATAGGTTGGAGTACAGAGTCAAACCTTCTTTGGCAGATTTCCAAGCAATTGGATCAGTTGATTAAGGTGACTGCATCATTGACTACCACAACCACTACCACTACAGCTGCTCCATAAGAGAATTAGTTAGAAACCAACAAACTACATATATGAAGGATCTTAAGTTCATCTGTACTTCTGAAGAATGGAGAGAGGTTCCTGAATTTGATGGATATCAGGTGAGTAGTTTTGGTAGAGTTAGAGGAGTAGATAGACTTAGAAACAGTAAACATGGACTTCGTTTAATTAGAGGAAAAGAGTTAAAACAGGTTCTTAATAAAAAAGGGTATCCTGAGGTTAGACTTCGTAAAAATGGATCTCATACGAGATTAGTTCACAAACTTGTAGCTAGTGCCTTTCTAACAAAACCTGAACATTGTACTCAAATTAATCACGTCAATGGTATAAAAACTGATAATAGAGTGACTAATCTTCAATGGGTAACTCAATCAGAAAATCAACTACATGCCTATAAATTAGGACTACAACCTAATAGATCTGGTGAAGGTAACGGTAGAGCAACTCTTACAGACGAGAAAGTTACTGCTCTAAAGGAACTGTATAACTCAGGGAAATCTACAAAAGAAGTTGCTGAGATAATGAATATTAGTATTTATATAGTTAGAGCAATTATAGCTGGAAAAAGTTGGAAGTTCAATGTAACTGATATTCTGAGAAGAGATGAAAGGCGTAAACCAATAGTAACTATATAATGAGAAAAGAATTAAAGTTTATAACTTGTCAGCCTGATGATACATATTATACATGGCAAGTGCATCTCTGGTTAGAGAGTTTAAGAAAGATAGGACACTCAGACAAAGCAACTGTTCTCATCTTTATTCCAAACTTCAGAGAGAGAAATCCTAAATGGGAACAAGTTATGGCACTCTATCCAGAGTCTGAATTTGTTTTCTATAAGGATGTAGATAACGCCAGTAAGCTGTTGGGAATATATATTCCCATTATTCGTCCCTATGTCTTGATGAAATATTTCAACGAGCATCCAGACATGGTTAACAAAGCTGTGTTCTATTGTGATTCAGACATAGTTTTTACAGAACGATTTGATATTGAGCAATATATACATGATGATGTATGTTATTTGTCAGATACAAACAGCTACATAAACGCCTCATATTTTGATAGTAAGATAAAAGATGTCAAGCCTGAAATGCTTGAAGAGTATAAGAAAATAGACATCCTTTCAGAAATCACAAGTTTGATTGGTATCACTAGAGAGATCTGTGAGAAAAACAATCTACATTCTGGAGGAGCACAATACCTCATAAAGAATATAGGTGGGAGTTTCTGGGATAAGGTGATGACAGATTGTTTGTTGATTAGAACCTATCTCAGTAATATAAACAAACAGTTTTTTGAAAGTGAGGCAAAAGGATTTCAATCATGGTGTGCTGATATGTGGGCTGTTCTCTGGAATCTCTGGTTAAGAGATCAAGAGACAAAGGTGGTTCCTGAAATGGAATTTGCTTGGAGCTCAGACAACATATCTAAACTAGATAGAATGGGGATTCTTCATAATGCAGGGATAGTAGGTAATACACAAGGTGATATTCCTACGTTCTATAAAGGTAACTATCATACAGGAAGTAGTCCTTTTGAAGATCCACACTTATATAAAGTGTATAATGATGAGAAAAGTAAAACACTTTGCAATCATCATTACGTTTCACAACTTATTGATATTAAAAATAAATACAATTTAAATTATTAATTATGGCCACAATTGACAGACGCCCTCTCAAAGCATACGTACGCTTTGATGGTACTGGGAGAATCGTTCCCAGCAGCCTAATCCTTAGAAGAAAGATACCCAAGGTGGGTAAGTGGGTGGAGATTCCAGCTTATGAATGTTGCAATCCTACTACCACTACTAGTACCAGCAGCACTAGCACAACTACTAGTACCAGTAGCACAACAACCACCACAACCACTGCTCCTCCTCTCTAAATTAATATAACATGGCAACTAATAATAAATTAAAAGCATACGTTCGTTACGATGGTACAGGACGTGTTATCGCTGGTAGCTTGATTCTTCAGAGGTTCAAACCTAAGGTGGGTAATTGGCAAGAGATTGATGCAAACGAGTGTTGTAATCCAACAACTACAACCACTACAACCACTGCAACTCCCACCACTACCACTACTACCACTACAGTTCGTTAAAAACTAAACAATGGCAAAATCAATATTTCCTTCAGAAATGCTTGTTGGATCAGAAATGTCTGTGGATAGTGTGGCTGCAAAGCTTACTTATTTTCATGAGCAACTACATCTATTGCACTGGCAGACAACTAGTTATGCAGAACATCAAGCTCTTGGTGGATTGTATGATTATGTGCATGATTTTAAAGATGGTGTAGTAGAGAAACTCATGGGTTACACAGGCAAGCGTCCTAAGGCATTCAAGATAGAACCTCTATCTGATGGAGCAGGTGCTTCTAATGTCGTAAGTGAACTCATGAGTTTTTCTTCTAGCCTAAAAAGCTATGGTGAAAGCAATGGTTATCATGATATTTCAAATCTAGCTGATGCTCTCTCTGGAGAGGCGGCTAAAACAAAATATTTGTTAACACTGTCATAATGCAGATAAACAAGAAGTTCTTTCCTAATGTAATGAAGGAGAATGAACTGGCGTATTTTGCTCATCTACAAGGCATCATTGATTCTGTGGATGAGCTCTCTACTTTAGAGGTGACAAAGCATCCAGATAGCTATCATTTTAGATTAGCTCCGTCACTACCAATGTACAACAGTATGCTTCTTGAAGAAATATTAAAACTACATAACATGTTGAACATCAAGCTCAACCTCTCCAAGAGTATCAAGAGCTCTGCAACAATAAACTTTAAAATACATTTGGAAAATTGAAAAAGTTTTCCCATCTTTGTAAGTAAATCAAAAATTTAATATATGGAACAAGCTATCGATCAACAACCAGCAAGTGAGCAAACTGTAACATTCGATCCTAACAAGAAATACATCTGGGGTCAAGATGATCTATTTATTGTATCAGGTGGTGAATTTGGTGTATTGCTTAACGCAATCCGTGCAATAATCAACACTCCTGAGTCACAAAGAATTCTGTTGGCTTCTAAAGCTAACGATATTGTTGAGAACGCTCTTGCTAGAGCTGTAGAAAATGGTGTAGTGAAAGAAGCTCCAGAAGAAAGTTCTTCATCTTTGTAGAAGTGAACCTTTGTGGCATTCATATAATACCTCTTGACAATGATGGACTATGTCCTAAATGTCTAGAAGAAAGCAATAAATAATGCCTACTATTAAGAAACTTTTAGAATCTGCTCCAAGGATGCGTAACGTAACACCTGTCCCTAATGGTCCCTTAATTAAAAAGAAGGGACCATTTAAAGGGTCCACTCTTAAAGATGGTGGAAAGGTAAAAGTTACAGCAGGTGGTGAGAAGCACGTAGTTTACAAAGCTTCTAAAAACAGTAGTAAAGCTACCAAAGGAGACATAATTGTAAACCATCCTACAAAAGACAAGGGTCAATGGGACACAATCAATCTCACTAAAAAGGGTAGAGCCAAAACTGTTAAACAGGGCGTAGCTTCTACAAAGAAATGGCACAAGGACAATCCTGATTACAAATATAAAAAGTCTAAATAATGAAAAAGGTTAAGAAAGCACAAGCTGGCTTAAAAGCTTCTAACAAACGTGTAGGACCTATTGATCCTAAAGGAGCTTTTACTGAGGTGCAAGAAATGAATCTTCCTCCTCGCAATGTAAAGACTAAGGTTAGTCTTACTAAGAACAAACAATTGGGTGCTACAAAGATGATGAAGTCTGGTGGTAAAGCAAAAAAGAAATAGTCATGGCTACAATTAAAAAGGCTCAAGGTGGTAATAAACTAAAACCTAATTATAGCAATATAAAAGGTAAAGGTTGGGATTTGTTCAAAACTCCTACATCTAAAGATAGTGCTGATTACAGAAAAGGCTTTGATAAAAAGATCAAGGGTGAAGATCTTAAACAGTATCCTTCTCCAACAGGGGCTGAAGTAAGAGGATATAATGAAGCTTCAAAAAGAACTACTAAGGCTAAAGATGGTAAATGGATTCAGAAAGCCACTGCATCTATCAAACGTAGAGGTACAGAAGGTAAATGCACTCCTATCACCAAACCTGGATGCACTGGTAAAGCTAAAGTCTTAGCTAAGACATTCAAGAAAATTGCTAAAGCTCGTAAGGGTAAGTAATATAAAATGGCATATGTTTATAGACATATAAGAGTTGATAAAAATGAACCATTCTATATAGGTATTGGTAAAGGTGATGGTTATGAATTCGAAAGGGCTTATTATAAATCTATAGAAAAAAGAAATAAAATTTGGATAGATATTATAAATAAGACATCTTATGAAGTAGAAATTCTATTTGATAATATTACTTGGGAAGAAGCTTGTCAAAAAGAAAAAGAATTTATCACTTTATATGGTAGAATAAATTTAGGTACAGGAACCCTTGCTAATATGACTAATGGCGGTGAGGGTATGGTAGGAGTAGTTAGATCAGAAGAATATAAGTTAAAATTATCTCAAAGACAAAAAGATGGAAAAGCCTATTGGTTTGGTAAGAAATTTACAAATGAACACAAGGAGAAAATAATAAATTCTTTAAAAGGTAGACCTGTTTCTGAAAAAACTAGAGAAAAAATAAGTAACTCTTTAAAGGGAGAAAAACATCCTCAATACGGAAAAACTAGTTATAAAGCAATAAAAGTAATTGACACAAGCACAAATATTATATATGACTCTATTACTTTGTGTCAAAAACATACAAATTACAAAAAACTAGTTGATAAACTTTCTGGAAATAGAAAAAATAATACTCCTATAATTTATTTAAAAGATTATAATAATAACTTAAGTGATTCATGAATTTATTAATAGAGTAGAGGTTTCGACTCCAAAAGGAGATGGTGTGCTATTTTATGTAATAGACTACGGTCATGAGACAGACACAATATACACTGTAATTATTAACAATACAGGTGAAATGTGGCAACTTAGACACAAAGACATTATTGTAAAGAACAATATAACATTCGGAAGAAATGGCAACAGTTAAAAAATCTGCAGCCTGGCAAAGGAAAGAAGGTAAATCAGAATCAGGAGGATTGAACGCTAAAGGTGTTGCAAGCTATAGAAGGGAAAATCCAGGTAGTAAGCTCAAGATGGCAGTAACTACACCTCCTTCAAAGTTAAAGAAGGGTAGTAAGGCTGCTAAGAGAAGACGTAGTTTTTGTAGTAGAATGTCAGGAGTTAAAGGACCTATGACAAAACCTAACGGTAAACCTACTAGAAAATCACTGGCACTTAAAAAATGGAACTGCTAACCTATTAAAATAAAAATATGGCAACTGTAAAGAAAGTTAAGAAAGCACAAGATGGTCTTAGAGCTAAAGCTGATAACACTAGTGTTAAAAAACCTGTAACAAGTAAAGTTCCTGGAACTAATTATAAATATTTAGATAACTGGACTGCGTCAGGAAAAACACCTAGTTCACAAGACAGTGCTGAATATAGAAAAGGATATAGTATAGGAGTTAGTGGAAGAAAACCAGGAATATTTGAACCTTTACGTACACATATTGGAGCACAAGAAGGTTTGGAGAACAGTAAAAAGTATGAGAAAAAGAAATCTGGTGGAAAGGTGATGATTAAACGCGCAGATGGATCTGTATCTCAAAGAGGACTTTGGGATAACATCAGGGCTAATAAAGGATCTGGAAAGAAACCTACAGCACAAATGCTCAAGCAAGAAAAGAAGATTAAGTCACAAACTAAAAAGAAATAATAATGGCAAAGGTATCAAAAGCTCAAATGGGCAAAGCTGTAGTTAAAAAGAAAGCTGTTAAAGATTCAGTTGAAAGTGAAATGAATCCTGGTAAGATGATTCCTAAATCTGCTGTAACCAAAGGACCATACATCACTACTAAAAAGAAAGAAGAAGCTCCTAAGAAGAAAATGAAAGATGGTGGTTCTCTTGGAATGAAATCAGTGAAAGCTGGTTATGACAGCAATCCAGGTGTAACTCGTGCTGACATCATTGTAGCTGCTAAAAAGAAAGCTAAAAGTGGTGCAACTCTTGCTCCTTCTAAAAAAAGCGTTTCTTCTAATCTTGGTGGATATAAGAAAGTTCTTGGTAAGAACTATTCAAAAGCTAAGAGTGGAGTAAAAATGATGATGGGTGGTGGTAAATGTAAATACGGTTGCTAATGACATCAGGTAAAGCTAAGAAATCAGGTAAGCCACGTAAAGCACCAAAGGTACCAGCTCCTAAACCAATTAATGGTAATTATATGAAGGAGTCTGATACAAAGTTACAAAGAAAGAGTCCTATGCTTCCTATGAAGCAGAAGAGGCTTTCAAAATAATTGTCTTCTCCTGCATCCCAACGAACTGCACGCTCAGGTTGATCCTCCAGTTTCTAGAACTGTGGTCTTAAAGAAGAGTCATTTCCCCCCTATAGTCTCAGTATTATAGGTCTGCTCCCACTGGGAGAAAAGAAAAGCCCTCAATTAGAGGGCTTTTTTATTAAATGTTTACGATCGTTTTATAGGAAGAAGCATTTGTTGCATTGTTCATGTAGAACATAAACTCCTCATTGTTCTTAGCTTCCTCAATAGAGAATTCCCATGGGTAGTGTTTGGCTACATAAGGAAATGTAGTGGATGAACCTCCTATGAAATACACAGGGGGTTTATATAAAGCAAATGTAGTGTCTATTTGCACTTCAAGAGCCACTCCATCCTTCTTAGGAGATTTGACCCATCTATCTTTTTCATATAAATGAAGACGGTCGTAATAAGGAGATTTACTTTCCACTCTCTGCCAGTCCAGACCAAGCCCCACCTTATCTAATTGTAAACTATTGAGTTTGTCCAATAGATAAAGTAGGGTGTCTTTTGGTGTATCATTTAGACCAAGATCTGGATCAGTTACAACATATGGAACACCTTTTAAGCTTTCTACCACTCCTGATATCCAAGGAGCAGCTACACCAACATTGTTATTTAATCTTTCTATTCTACAGGGATTAGTAGCATACCATTCTAGTAAAGGTGGATAGGTGGAAGCATTGTCCACAATAATTATTTCTCCCACTCCGTCATATTCTTTTATCTTCTCCACCATAGCCTTAGGCCATGTGACAAAGTTACGGTTGTTTATTATAACAGGAATCTTCATCGTTTCTGAATAATAAGAAGCTTTGTATCAAGCAGTAGGGTCATAAAATAGGACTGACCAGCTATAAACTCTGTAACAGTTTTAATGGTCTCTTGCCTATTAGCATGTCCTGCATGCAAGTCTTCAATGAAATAATATCCTCCAGGCTTTAGATGTTGCCACAACATCTTAAATGATGCTGTAATATGATGACCTACGTGGCTTCCATCATCTATGATGAAGTCAAATGGACCACCGTTATTAGTAATCTCATCTATTATAGAAGCATCTGTCTGATCTCCAATATAAATGTGATAGGGATTGGGTTGTTGTATCCATTGATTAACGTTCTCATCTATATCAATTGCATAGATTTCTAACTCTGGGTTATATTCTTCCCACATCCTTAGAGAATCTCCGTGATATATTCCTATCTCAAAGAGCTTGTACTTACCAGCTTCAGGAATATATTGATCATACACTTCTGTATATCCGTGTTTTTCAAAATGTTCTGTACCCTTGTCAGTTTTCTGACGGTTAGCAATATCTGTAAGTCTTCCCATAAAATTAGTTGTGTACGAATAGCACTTTCTCCACTTTAATAATCTGTTCTTTTGGAAACTTTTGTTTAAACTGCTCTACAAACCATCCATCAGCAGCAAAATCTATTCCTAATGAGATTTGTTGAGCTAAGTCTCTACGGGTGGCAAATGCTCCCATATCAATTTGTCCTCCTGCTGGTCTGCATTTAAAATATGCATAATCATAATGAGAATGCACCATATCCCAATAAATCATACCCACTTCCACTTCACATAATGATCTAATCTCTTTAATGAAATTAGGAGTGTAATAATTGTCATCACCAGTCATGATGATGTATTCAGCAGTGCTCATTTGCTTACCAATTTCTCTTGGTGTGTGTCCCCAATCATTATATCTCTTATCTGTAACCGTATAGGTTATCCTAGAATCATTAATAGATTTAATAACCTCTAATGTTTCATTGAGATGATCTGTCCCATCAATAACAACATTAGCTCCCCAGTGCCCATCGGTTTGGGCAACTAGGGATGCTAACATGCATTTCAAGGGAGCTGGACGATTATATGTTGGAATTATGAAGTCTACTAGCATTGAAGTCTTTTAATAGTTGAATATAATCATGTCTAAAATAAGGATCTAACTTAATTTCTCCTGTTGGAATTGTTCCTTTAACTCTTTGGAGCTCAATGTAGGCACTGTGTCTTTGAATAACATTAGGTGAGCCTTCTTTATCATGTCCTTGTCCAGACATGTGATAGCCTCTACCACCCCACATATAGAACCAACTCACTTCATCATTAGGAGGCTCTGCAAGAACAATGTTTCCAAGACTATGCATCTTTTCTACAAGAGTCATATCATACCCAGCATTCTCAATAGGATGCCTACCAATACTTTCCCATGCCTGTTTTGTATAAACAATTCCAGAGTTTCCTATCCATGTAATGTCTGTAATGTTTGGATCGTTATAATACACTCCTTTCTTCCAATGTAACAGATTTGTTCCAGGGGTGAAATATTTGGCTATGTTCATCAGATGATTAGGCATTGCTATATCATCATCATCCCATTGTACAATGATGTCAAACTGACATTGCTCTACAGCAAAGTTTTCTTTTTCACCTATTGTATCAAATGTTTTGTCAAGATTTAAAATCTTCACATCTGGATGATCATACACCAATTTCTGAAGAGGGTAATCGTTAACAATTACCAACTCCTTCTTCCCAGGATATTCCTGTTTGAGGAAAGAATTAAGAGATTCCTCTAGAAGATGAACTCTTCCATAGGTGATCATTTTACATGAAATAGACGGATAGTTCATTATATAGAAGTCAATTCAAAAAATCTTTTAGCGTCTTCTGGTTCTAAATAGATTTCAGACTGGAAAGTGTTACGCTGCCTCTTAACACCTTTAACCTTGTTAGTACGAACATCTACATCAGGAACCTCTTGGGATCTTTCATGCAAGTCATCTAACAGAATAAGAACACGACCGTCCTCAATTCCTACGCTTCTTACTACTTTTTCCATGTTAAAGCTGTCTCTAAATTCGTTGTACACAGGGTTCTCTGGTGTACCACTCTTCAACTCTTTGCGAGTGTAGAAAAACTGATTCTTCATTATAATTCGTATTTGATTTTTAATAATTCACGTCTTCTGTTAACTTCTGGATACTTATATACATCCCTTTCAACATTGTCATGCTCTTCTAATGTCAAAAGTATGATATTTTCTTCATCAAACATAGCCTGAGGATATTTTTCTTTTGGAAGAATGTGATGAAAGAATACTGACATAGGTTCTTTGCCTAAATAATCCATGCTCACCTCTGAATGGTGTGGTCTTTTTCTCCAAACACGTAAGAAAAACTCTTGCATTTCGGATATTTGTTGAATTTCCTCTTCAGATTTGTCAAGTTTTTTGCTAGAAGAAACAGCTAAAGGCTTTTTTCGTTTATGAAGAAAACAATACTCAGTTTCTGCATTTTTTCCACAGATTTTACATTTCATCTTTTTTTGTACTTTTTTAAATATTGAATAGCTTTTTTCATAACATGTTCATATTCCTTAAAAAAACCTATACCAGAATTACAATTATTACACAATAGTCCTCTTACTTTTCCTGTTATATGACAATGATCTACACAAAACTCCTTAGGATAATCATCTTTATGTATATCACATATTCCACAAGAGTAGTTTTGTTCTTTTAACTTTAAATCATACTCTTCTTGAGTTAAATTGTACTTAATCTTTCTTTGATAAGCTTTATGGTAATTGATATTTCTGCCAATATGAGCACAAAATTTACAAGGAGAATTAAATCTGTAACGGTTAGTGTTTTTATCAGCTTTTATATGAAATTCACTAACTGGTAACATTTCATTGCATTTATTACATTTTCTAGTAGCACCAGCAGCTATTAGTTCCTCTAATTTTTCTTTTGTCATATCCTCTTTTTTGTAAAGATATAACTAATTTTTCATATTGTCAAGAAAAATGTCAAGAAGTTTTATGTGCAGAAAACTTGACATTTCTGCTTCATGTTACACCTTGTTGTAAGTTTTAAATTTAGATCTAGAGTTGTACATATGAATTAGGAAGTTTATCCTTTCTTTCCATTCTGCAACTTGTTTCTTCTTTCTACCGTCGATTTGTTTTCCTTCTTCAAAAAGCTTCTCAATCTCTTCGTGTAGGTCTACAAGGCTAATGTATTGTTTGTTGAACAATTTTAAATCATCTTCTGCTACACTGAGGATTAATTTACTCTTCGCCATACATTCTATATTGTTTTTCCATTAGAAATAATATCAGATATTCATCACGCATTGTTGCTGTTTGTGCAGGAGATGGAATGTAATATAGAAGAATAGCTTGTAACCAATCATCAGGAATGTCTTTGAGAAGAACATATTTCCCAATAACATTATTCCATCTATAGAAATACTGTCTAATGATAGAAAATGGGTGGTCCTCTATGAACATACTAAAATCAATTACACTATTCTCTTCACGCCACCCCCATCTAGCATAGTTTAATCCCCCATCCACCATGGCATTCCCACAAGAACAATGCTTGTAGTCATGACCATAGTAGCTTTGTATATTGTCACCACATAGATTACAATGTACAGAGTTATAGAATAGGGTTTTCATCTTAGTTCACGATTAATGATTCCAGCCACATTTTAGCAGCTTTCATTGTAGTGAAATTCTTGCTAATGCGTACACCATTTACATACTTCCTAGCTCTGTAGGTTCCGCTAATGGTCTTGTACATGTTTGTTGTCTTCTTTTTCATGCTATTTGGTTTTTATTGTTATTTAGTTCCTGTGGATCCAAATCCACCCTCACCTCTTTCTGACTCATTAAGACTATCCACTTCTTCAAACTCTACATTCTCAATCTTCTCAAAATAGATTTGAGCCACTCTTTCTCCAGCTTCATAAGGGAATGGATAAAGCCAAGCGTTATCTGTAACATTGGTAAAGACTGCCATCCATTCTCCTCTATAATCACTGTCAATTATTCCTATAGAGTTGTTCATAATCCAGTTATGCTTTGTAAAATTACTACGTGGAACCAATACGCCTCTATAGCCCTCTGGAATCTCTGTAGCAAACCCTAGTCCTACATATCTCTTGTTAGGAAACTTAGCATTATAGGTTACGCTCTGTGCGTAAACATCAAAACAAGCAGCATGCAAACTACCCTTTATAGGTAGTTTTGCATCTGGGTAGAGTTTTTTAAATTTCACTTTTAACATGTTCTTCAGATTTTATTTCTGTTTGTTTAATTTTAGATTTAATCTTTTCTTTAATGTCGTTATAGAACTCTTCGTTATCTAACAATAGTGCACTAAATTGCTCAAGATCATACTTAGTCTCTCCAAATGTAATGGTTTTACCCCACTTCTTGAAAATCTCAAACTCACTACCAAGTTCCATAATCTCTTTCTCCTTATCAATTCCCAGACCATAAACAATCTCAAATTGATGAACTTTGTAGGGAGGAGACATTTTGTTCTTTGTAGCCTTCACCTTTGTCAGATTTGCATAGTTTACGTCACCCTCTTTCAACAAGCTTTTGCTCACCTCAATGCGACAGTCTGAATAGTATTTCAGCGCATGTCCACCTTGAGTGGTAGTGGGATTACCAAACATTACACCAATCTTCTCACGGTATTGACTGATTACAATTACACAAACATTGTGCTCAGCAAGAGCAGATTTCATTTTTGGATAGGCAGAGCTATTCAACAAAGCTTTCCTACCAATAGAAGAATCTCCTACATCACCATCCAACATCTTTTTAGGAATCAATGAGCTGTCACTATCTATGATTACAAGATCAATAGTTCCAGTGCTAATCATTTCCATAGCAATATTAAAACCTTCTTCACCGCAACTAGGCTGAGCAATTAACATCTTTGTAGTGTCTACACCAATAGTTTCAAAATACTTCTTATCTACAGCATGCTCACCATCTATATACAATACAACACCACCTTTCTTCTGACATTCTGCCACAGCATGACCACATATTGTAGACTTACCTGAACCCTCCCATCCCATAAGTTCGTACATCCTACCTTTAACGAATCCACCTGTACCAAGTGTAATCCAATCAAATCCAATACTTCCTGTGCTGATTACATCATAATCACCTTCTGTCTTGCTGTCTAATGTGAGGATTGTACCTACACCATAAGTCTTGTTCAACTTGTCCATTGCATCCTGGAACTTATTTCCAGTTGGTTCTTTTGTCTTTGCCATAGTTTTTTTCTTTTACCAAATATACAAAATATAATTAATCGGGCCAAATAATAAAAAAAGAGCCCCAGGATAGAAATCCCAGGGCGTAAATCGAAAAACAGATATACGTTATAATTCTTTCTTTTTCTCCAGTTCTTTGTTACCCTTTACAGGGGGCTTTGTAAACGGACAATGCCTACATTTGTTGCCACAGCACGTGCCCCTCTGTAAAAAGTAAGCTTCTGTGAAAATCACTTTATCCCCATCGAGATAGTAGTGTACGTCTCTTATAAATTCTTGTTTCATTAGATGTTGATTTCACATGCACCACCTCCGCATGCCTGTATAGCACCAAAATCAACTGAATCATCCATTTCAGTCACCTTAGTTAAATCAATAGATGTCAATGAGGTGATACGTTTGTTGTATTCTTCTTCAGTAATGTCCTCGAAAGGTGCTTGAGAATAACTACCTCCCCAATAGGGCAATACCGACAAACCATTATACACTTCACGATTGTTAAACATCCAATTTCCTACAATTTCCCATTCATTATCTTCTCCCTTCTCAGATGGAGTGTAATTAGGTGATCCATCAGGAGTAATACAAGTTGAATATTTTCTACTACTATCAATAGAAATTGTAGCACTTACGTTATGTGTATTATCACCATTAATGTGTCCTGGTTTGATCCATTCTAGAGAGAACCTTTTAACACGTTCTAATGTGTCAATAGCTGTTTCTGTCCTGAATATAGATCCTTCTGGGGCTTTAACAGGAATACGTACACAAACTGTGTCTGTAGGTCTGAGGACATCATCTTCACAGAGCTCTGGATGATTTACCATTAGGTAAGCTGCCATGTCTTCATTCTTATTAAACCTCATAGTCCTGAGGTAATAAGGAGCATGCCATGCATGAATACCACTAGCTGTACCTAACACTAGACTGGTTGTACCACTAGGCTTAATACATGTAATCCTAGCTGCCTCATTAGTTCCTATTACATTACTAATCATGCTATTCATCACCTTGGCTACATGTGCTGCTATGTCAAGATCATACTTAAGAATCTCACCAGATCCTATTCCTGTCATACCAATTCCCAATAGAGCATCCTTTTGTGTTGTCTTTTGCCAAATTGGACGGAGATAATGAAAATCTGTAAACCCAGCCTGAAGAGTTCCAAAGAATGCTGCTGTAGCAACACGCTCATTCAAATCCTCTTGACTAGTTACATCGCTTACATTCACCTCACACAGGTTACAGAATTGATATGGTCTGAGAGCAATCTCACAACATGGATTAGTTCCCCAATCTTTATTGTTTGTCCAATAGATTCCTGGTTCACCAGATCCACTTGCTTCAATCCTCTTCCATAGAGCATTGAATTCTTCTTCACCTACCACTCCTCTTTCAAGTACAGCACTGTTATTAGCCCTACCACGCTGCTCATTTAGCATATACCACTCACCATACTTACATGTTACCATTTCCTCATCATCATGGCTAAACAAAGCAATCATAGCACTTCTGCGGATACCACCAGCAAGTACACTGTTAGCAATATGACAAAGCATATCATGACACTCTAGAGGTGTGAGATGTTCCCCTTCTTGTTTCCTATCAAGAATAGCTTGTACGTGAGACAAACAAAGCTTAAGAGGTTCAGGACCAGGAGCTTTACCACCAGCTGTAATCAATCTAGCACCCTTCTGACGGATGGATCTAAAGTCAAACTCAGGCATAAACTTTCCCTCTAAATAGGCTTTAAACAGCACTTTTACAGCATCTGCCCATCCCATAATAGAATCTTCCACCAAATAGTGCCTTTTCTTGCCTGTTTTAGTGATTGCAGGAAGTTGTGCTACATGATGCTTCTGTACAGAATATCCAACTCCTGTTCCTCCTAATAGCAAGAACATAGTTTCACTGAAGCTATGTAAGCTATCTATTGGAAGAAAACAACAGTTATAAATCCTTGAATTGTTCACTTCAGCAGCTGGACCAGCAAATTGAAGAGCTCTCATAGAAGGTAAGATCTTCTTATCCCTGATCATTTTAGCACTACTTACAATAGCGTTTTCTAATTTAGGATATTTCTTAATCATCATACCCTGGTACCTGTCTACAATTTCATCCCAGGTTTCTCTGCGTTTTTGTTCTGGCAAATATTTTGAATATTTACTAAACACGGTTATTTTACTCAATGCGTCCAATCCTAAATCCATAGTTTTTTTTTGTTTATTAGTTAAAAAAAGGGGATTGCAAACTTACTGCAATCCCCTCTAATAACCAAGACATTTTGAAAATTCTATCTAACTAACATTCTTATTTTCACTCCCAATTCCATATCATTTGAAGTGGTTTTAACAAGATTGATTATCTCAGCATTCTGGCTAATAATCTTCTCAATGTACAATGTAGCATCTTGAAGTTCCTCTTGGAGATGTAATAGATAGTTGTCGTGATTGTTTTCATATAACGTTGTGTTATACTTTCTTATTCCAACAGCACTTCTCTGTTGAAACTTTTCAATCACTTGGTCTACAATTGGGTCTGTTCGCATATTTTATCATTTAATAGTTTAAACGCATCTAGAATAGCAATCTTCTCCACTTCCTTCCTAGTGTCATACCATACAACATCTAAGAATTTAATATCTCTAGGATATATTTTGTAAGAAAACTTATCATTTGATACACTTATTTCAATGTATATTTGATTTTCATCAAAAACATCAAATAGCGCTCTTGGAGAACCGTCAATGATTTTAGCTATTTTATCATTGCCAACTCCCATTTCTCTTACAAACTCCTTAAAGTTTTCAGGAAGACTGTCATCATTCAAACTTTTTAACATAATTTCTAGGTAGTAGTTATTTACCACCTTTGCTGCTTCTGGATACTTCTCTAATGTTTCTAGCATGGTTCATTATTTTTTAAACGTTCTGCTCTTTCAGCCCACCAGTCTCTTTCATACTTAATCTCTGATATAGATATGGCATCACCCATATCCATCTCTTCATACTGCGCACCGTATTTATCACTCTCAATCTGACAAAATATAATAGCTTGGTCTACACCATGCTCATAAATCACTTTTTGTAAAAACTCTTCGTTATACATGTTCTTTAAGTTTATTAATGTCTAATGTTTCGTTTTCTTCTATAAATCCTTGCCAAACTTCCATAGAATCATCAAATTCTACACCAAGCTTTTCCTCCCAGAATTTCTTCAAATCCTCTGTCTTATTAAATATACGATATTGCAAAGAAATCTCATCTTTATGCAATCCGTTCTTTTTAATCTTGATGATCTTTGGAAACATAGCTTGGAACTCTCTTGATGTTTTGGAATATTTACCCATCTTTATAAGAGAGAAGTCCTTTTGAAACTTCTTGTTGAGTTCATAAACAACCACTACAAATCCACCAGAATGGTCATAATCATCTACGATTAATTTTGTACGCTCATACTCATCGTCTAGAAACAGTTTGAATTTGTCCAAACTAGTAGGATGAAACAGTAGATATATAGAATTCTTATACTGTACATCTCTACTTCCGTCGATTATATAAGCATTTATAAAACCATTATCTCTCAATCTTTCTCTGTCAACTTTAAGAGTCGGCACCATGAATATACTTGTAATAGTTTTCTTAAGCTCCATTCCTACCTCCTTATGTTTACTAATCCATTAGATAAATAATTCTCTCTTGATATATTCCATACATCATTCTCCTTAGCCCATTTCAAATCTTCAATTAGACTAGTTACACCTGGATAGTTACGTCCTTTATGCTCAAATCCAGTGAGAGCATCCTGCATGTCGTCTGTATCAAGTGTGTAAATCAAAGGATTAAAATAGTTTGTACTGTCACAAACGATAAACTTTGGATATTCTACATAATAATCTACAATATCAAGTTCTTCCTTAAACTTAGTACAAGCCACCCAATACAGATAGGCTTGAATATATGCTCTTCTATAGAGATAGTATTCTTCATAGAATCCTTCTACAGCCCAAACACATTTAAGGTCATAAACTTGTACAGTCTTGTTGGTATGATCGACAATCAATTTATCCATCATACTCTTAAACTCAACTCCTCCAACTTTATATCCTTCTATCTGCACTTGATTGAACACTTCCCATCTTGCGCTGTTTATAAGATTAACCACTTCTGCAGTGACACTATTAGTCTTCAGTTCTGTCACAATCTTTTCAGAATTTGTGACATCTTCTGTTGTAATCACTGTTAGTCCTTTGCTTCTTACAGTTCTGATTTCATTGTAATAAATCTCAGCATCTGTTCCTACAAATTTACCAATTACAGCATCAAATTTGATTTTGAAACCGCTTTCAACATATGCATCTTTTGCAATTTCCTCAAACTGCCTGGAAATATTACCAAATTCATCTGTAGCATCTTTAGTAAACTTATATAAAGCTTCTACAAATGCAAGCATTAGTCCTGTAGGAGCTGTTGCGCAGCTAGACATATAGAACCTATTGTCAAACTCTTCTGGTTCTAATAGCAATGTTTCTACAATTCTACCAATTGTAGCAGCCTGGGTGTCCTTATCATCAATCTTCTCTCCAAGAACATACTTACGAT